CCCGTTATTTAGGGTTGGTTTTTTCTTTAAGTTCTTTTTTTATTTTATTATACTCTATCATTACTTCTGGAGTAAGAACACCTTTAGCTAAAGCCATTTGACGTATTATCGTTTGACTATCTTTAGATCCATCAAAAACATCACCATATCTATTCCAAATCATTAAAGCGCGAACTTTTGAATTATCTTCGTATTTTATATCTATAACACTTCTATCTACAACTTTATCTAATCTTTTTAAATCCTGAACCCTTCTGAATAATTTTTCTTTTTCTTTTGGAGTAAAATCTTTAGTTCTTTCGTTAAATTCTTCAGAAGAAATTTCCTTGTCATTTTTCTGGTCCGCTACTATTTTTATATCGATATTTCTGAAATCACCTTCTAATCTAAGTTTAGCTTCCTCTTCTGCGTATTCTTTGTTTCTATTAAATGTTCTATTAAACTCACTTGTTTGGCTAACCATTCTTTTTAGAAAAGATTTACCAAAGTTTTTTGCAAAATCTTTAGTAGAACTACTCAAGTCTTTGTCAGTTGTTGCATATTCTGCACCGCTATACAATAATCCTATAAATGGATTGGTGTTAGGAGTTGTTATTAAAGATTCTGTAGCCCCCTTCATTCTTGCTGCTGAAATACCATGATCTCTAGCTATCTGCTTATAAAAATCATCAACATTGCTAGAAGTTTGTCCTTCGGCACCCTGTTCCACTCTTCCAATATCATTACTCAATGGTTCGTCTCTATAGAAATCATATCCAGTAGTGTATGTAAGTATAGACTTCATGACAGGGTTTCTTGTAACTACTCCAGCAGGAGAACTAACATCTACCGGCATTATATTGTTTCTAAATGCCATTTTTATGTCATCGTAAACCAATTTTGTGGATTTTCTTTCTCTACCTATAATATCTGATATTTTATGGTTAATAATGTTATCACTAAAGGCAAAAATCGGGGCCATTGTTTGGTTTTTTGCAATCTTTATTATTTTGTACTCGCCTTTTTCGTCTTTTTGACCTGTTACAATATTGAAATACTGTAGTTTTTGATATTGACTTATTCCATCTTGAGCATCTAAATATATTTCCCAATTAGTTTTTTCTTCGTCGTCATCTGATTTAAGCGAAGCAATTAAAGAAAGTGATATTCCTGCTATTGCAGTACTCGCTATTGCCCCTGTCTGTAAAACCTTAGCTGTTATCATTGCAGGATTTTTAGCAAATGCATCTGCGGCAACCCTAGTTCCTTGAACTGCGGTATTTAAATAAGGTATAACAGCTTCTAAATCTTTAACAACTGTTCCTCCTTGGTTGAAATCTAATAAAGACCTTGCCTCTGCTACTGCTCTATTGTAAATTTCATCTTTCATAGAACTATCTTGAACATCTTCAATAGATTTAAACCCTCTGCTTTTCAATTGGTTATCTATAGTTCTTCCAAACAATGCCATTCTAAACATTATCTCACTATAGTTACCCATTTTATTTAATGTAATTGCATCAAAAATACTCTTGCCTGTATCTCTAGTTTTTTTACTTATAGATTTTTCTAATATCTTACCTATTTCAGTATTCTTTTTTAATCGACCTTGTGTACTTAAGAATGCCATATCCCCACCATACTCGATGTATTTTTCAAATAAGTTATTAGGATTATTACTTTTTCCTGATTTTTTAATTTCTTTTATAGACTTAAATGTGTCTTTAGCTACTTGTAACATAGCTTTAGGAACAAAAGAACTGTATTGGTCACTAAATACTGCTGTATACATAAAATCCCTTGGAGTGTTAACAATAGCGAATGCAGGATTATTTCCTGTTGCAATAGCTTTTATTAAAGCACTGCCAGAACCATAGGATAGTACTTCTTTGTATGTTCCTGGCATCTTTTTGAAATTATCAAACCATTGGTCGTGAAATCCTTCTTCTAGGAAAAATTCATTTCTAACTCCATTCTCATACCAATATGCTTTTTTGAAGTTTTTAGGCGTTTTGTCGTATTTAAAAACAGGGACTTCTATTTCTGAAAATTCTCCGTTCTTAATATCCTGATCTGTAGCAATATTATTTCCAGGATCTCCTATTAATGTATTTGGATCTGTATTACTATCTTTTTTTACCTTTATTTTCTTCTTACCTACAATTTCATTTATTTTAACCTTTGAATCTAACTCTGTAAAGTACTCAAAAAACCTTTTATCTTCTTTAGTCCAATCTTTCTTGTTTTTTATTATCTTTATTTAAGTCATCAAATTTCTTTTTAGATTTAGGGTATTCCTTGGTTATAAATTGCTTGTTAGTGTTATTCATAGCAATTGCTCTTGCTCTAGCAACAATACTTGTTGATAAAAGCCATTCAGAATTTCTAATTAATGCACCTTCACTACCTTCCTTTAATGTTTTTATTATATCTCCACCGCTAAGACCTCCTGTGTCGCCTTTGTCGGTACTTTTACCTCCTAGCGATACATTGCCTTCAAAATCAGTAATATGCTCTATAAAAAGCCTTGGTTGATAGTCTAACCCATTTAGGCTATTATAAGTTTCTTCTGAAATCAATCCATTTTTAAAAGTATCATCAAGTAATTTAGAATATGTTTTAAAATATTCATCAGACCTTTTATTTAGATCATTAAATTTCTTATCTCCTATTTCTGATTTATATTGCTCTAATACTTTTTTAGCTTTTACCATATCCATTCCGTCAGGATGCAGAATTTCTGGAAGTTTCTTAGTTACTCTGTTTTCGTCAATAGCAATAATTCTTCTTAATTGAATGAATTTATCTAATAACTCTCTGTCTTTAGAATTTAATTTTTCATATATTTTAGAATAAGAGTCTTCAAAAAACCTTTTCGCTTTACCGGATGCGCCATTAGAATTTATCATTAAATCTTTTACAGATTGAGCTCCAATTTCATCCATTAATTTTTTAGGAACAAATTGCCTGTCAGAATAAGCTTGAATTACAGATCGAACAGCTTTTCGTATTTTCTTTTTATAGCTCTTATCTCCTTCTAATGCTTTATCTGCTTTATCTACAGTTTCTTCGTATAGTTTTTTAGCATCTTCATTAGACATTTGATTTGTCTCGTCTACAGATGATTTAATTAAACCTTCTATTGTGGATTCGTTAATATCTGCTTTATCTGCTTCGCTAAGTTTTTTGTACCATGAAGTTTCCTTAACAGCATCAACTCCTACTTTAATTATTTGAGCAGTTGTTTTAGCTGTTTTAACAGATAACAACATAGCTTTAACTGCTGTTCTTGCAATAGCTATAGGTAAGTTAATACCTAATGTTTCGTCTCCGAATTTCTTTAAATCTGCATCTGCTTGCTTAAGAAATTCTTCAAATTTATCTATTTTTGATTGCTCTTCTTTGGTTGGCTTTGATTCTGTTTCTTTTTTTCCTGAAAGTTCTTGAACGCTTGCAGCCTCAGCCTCTCTGATCTCGACATCTTGTTGTCCTTCTTGTTTTCCATATTGCTCTTCTAAATATTCAATTGCTTCTTTATCTGATAGTTCACTTAAAAAATTGTCCTCAGCTTCAATAGATTCTAAAACAGCGAAATCTTCTTGACTAAGTGAGTTTTTAAATGCGTCCAACTCCGCTTGTTGCGCTTCTACTTCTTTTTCATTTCTTAATTCAACTATTTTTTGACGCACATCGTCAATACTACCGTTTTCTCTAACAATAGATTCTAATTCGTCTCTTATTTCTTGTTGGTCTATATCGCTTAATCCAGAACTTTCGGCAATTATTTCTGAAGCTCGTTCAATAGTTGGTAAATCTGATTCTTTATTAAATCCTGCTGCCCATTTACCTCCTCTAGATCCTTGTCCTTGTGATTTAGCGTCATTTAATTTAACTCTTCCTCCGTCGGCCATGTATTTTAATGCCGCTTCATAAGGAGTTGTAGGTTCAAATGTAGAAACTGCTTCGTTTGTTGCAGCATTGTTTTCGTCTCTTATGGCGTTTTCAGTTTTAGAACCAATAGCTTCTGCTTCTATTCTGGAATAGTTTGCATTCTTAACTGGCTTTAATCCTTTTGGATTTTGTTTAGATACCTTAACCTTTCTATTTACAAATTTAGGAACCTCTCTTCCGTCGTTTGTTTTTATACTTGTAACTGTTCCATTTGCGTCTAATTCAACATCAAATTCACCCTTTACTCCTTTAGGGTTTACTCTTTTTATTGTTGGTTGATTAACCTCTGTTTCACTTGCTGTAGGTTTAACGGTGGGTTGTGCTGAACTTTCTTGCCCTTGTTGTGTGTTTGTATTAGTTCCAGGCTGAATATCTCCATCAGTAGCAGTATTTTGTTCCTGTGTTGTTTCATTTTTATTTGATTTTCCTGTTTCAAAATCAATCATTTCTCCTTTTGGAGTACTTGTGTTTTTTTCTCCGTTAGGATTTATAGAGTTTTTTAATTTAACTCCCATTTCAGTTTGAATACCAGAATCTTTAGTTTTTAATCCTGCATTATCCATAAATTCATACACAGAAGATGCTAATCCTTTTCTTCTATAATCTTCGTTTATATTTATGATATTAGCTACGAATGAACCATCCTTCTGCTCTATAAATCCAAATCTACCAACAACATCACCATTTTCATTGGTGATGTTGCCTCCAACTTTATCTGTGTTTTTTCTGTCAGATAATTTGTTTACTTTACCATTCATTCCATCGTAAATCTCTATTTTAAATTTACTTCCTGAATTATCTGTAAATACGTCGTCTTTTAATACTCCTTTCTTTTGTTTTTTACTTTCAGGTGTTGTTTCTTCCACCGTTGGCTTTTCTGTTTCTGTGGCGTTCGTCTCTGTTTCGGCATCCGTATCTTTATTTAGTATTTCTTCTTTTTGAGTTTCTTTAACCTCAATTTTTTCTGTAAAATCTTCAATAAGTTTTTCTTTAGCTTCTGCGTCTATCTTTTCAGATTCATTTATCTCTACAATAGATTTTTTTGAATCATTTATTTCACCATCTAGTGCAGAAACTTTTTCCCTATCCTTATCAGATAATTTAACTACAGCTTCAGAAGTATTCTTAAGTAGCTCAAAATTTTCTTTTGTAGCTTTATCTATCGCAGCCAAGATAGAGTTTTTTTCCAACTCAGTGAAATCACTACCGCTATCTAATTGCTTTTGCATTTTAGATATAGTTTCTAAGTTCTCTTTTATCCTTGACTTTTTTTGTCTTGTATGATATGCGCCCATTGCGTCTCCAATAACTGTAGGAATTGTATTCATTAATCCCACAGTTATACCCGTTTTAGCTATCGTGTTTGCTAAATCTGCACCAATTTTTGTGTCTTTTTTATCTAATCCGTAATAATCTACTATTTGACTACCTAATAACGCGCTAGTTTCTTCCGTTAACTCTGCTGCTACCGGTTTTAAATATTTTGAAACTCCGCTTTCAATTGCTTTCCTTCCTCCTGAACTTATTCCAGACTTCAATGCTCTAGCTCCCTTCATCATGGCATATCTATCTACTAAAGCTCCTGCGGTATCGAATAAAGCACTTGAAGCACTAGCAGCTAGTATTTGAGTTTGTGAGTAGTTTTTACCGTCTTTAGTTATCTCTCGCTCTAGTTCTGATTGCTTACCTCCAAAAGAAGACGATCCTAAATACATAATACCACCTGTTCCACTTGCTGCCGCAACCAATGGTATAGATTGTTCTCCTAATGTCTCCACGAAAAATTCTCCAAAATCCTCATAAGACTTTACATCGTTTATTGATTTAGATTTTCTAATACCAGATTGCTCTTCGTCTACAATATCAAGAGTTTCATTAATTTTATCGTCTATTGTTTGAGCTACCGGCTTAAGTGCGTCCGGAAATAAGTTTGTTGCTGTTTTGGTTACGCCTAAAAGTCCTTTAGTTCCCTGAAGCCCTATTGATTTTTTAGTGCTCTCCCATAGCCCCCAATTAGTTTTGAATAAATCCAATTCTTCGTTGAATCCTTGTAAGTCTTCTTGTGATTTTTCATAATCAGAAATATTTAGATTCATCTTAGCTCCTAGACTATCTTTTTGATACTTTAGTTCGTCTAATTTTGCGTAAGCCTGAACATTTGGCTGCTCTCCTTTTTCTAATGCCGACCATATTCCTTGAGAAATAGCGTTCATTTCTTGGTCAATAGCATTACGTTGCTCTTCGTATTTATTATTGTCCCATATTCTGGACTTGTTTTCAGTATTTAATTTTTCTATCTTACTGTATTCTTGTCTTTGTAAATCAGTAAGTTCTTCTTTTGATAATGTTTCAAAAAACTCTTCTTTATTTCTGTTTATAGCTTCTTTTTCTAAGTCTTCTTTTGATTTACCTGTTTCAAATGCAGAAGAGCCGCTAATACCAAATAGTTTTGCGGCAAAAGAATTTTTAAACTTATCAGTTCGTTCTTGTGTTTTTAAAGAGTTTTCTATTTCAGATAATTGGTCGTCTCTTAATTCAGACGCTTTGGTGTATCTATCGTACAAGTCATTTTTTTCCTGTTTCTCAGGATTCAATGGCTCTGTTTTTAATAACTCAAATGGATCATTACTTTGTGCACCATCCGAAGAACCAACTTCTGGAACTGGTCCCGAAACCGATTGCTGATTTTGAGAAGTAGATTCTGAAACGTCTTTTTTTTTAATGAAGAGGTTATTTTAGTCTCAAACTCGTCGTAAGAACCTAAAGAATATTCTGATCCAACACCTTCGTAAAAAGCTTTTCTTTTACTCGGATCTTGAAGTTTAGTCTCAAACTCTTCATACGTTCCTAAATCATAATCCTTAGAAACTGCATCGTATAAAACTTTTGATTTATTTGGAGGTGTTGGTTGCAACATAATTAAAATCCGTTAATTGTTTTTTTGTTTGTAGGGCTATTTACAGAACCCTCTTTAATGGCTAGTTTCTTAGCTTCTTCTATTGTTTTTGTAGGAAGTTGTCTTGCTACTTCTGCTTCGTTTTCTTTAGCGACAATTACTGTTCTCATTTCATTTTGGCCAGGCTGAGTTATTTTTGCTCCACCTGTCTTTAAGATTATAGCTGTATCTAAAATTTCTTGTGCTGCTTCTCTAGCCTCTGGAGTTTCTGCGCTGTCTACTTCTGATTGTAAATCGGAATAATCCTCTTTAGATATAGTTTTTGTTATTGGAACTTCAACATTCAATACCATCTTTTTATCTTCGTTATAGGTGTAGTTTTTAACCTTAGCATTAGAATAAGTGTCTCCTGATTTGGTATCTTTTACTGCGCCTAAAACTAATTCTCCTGTAACTCCAATACTATTTGACTTATTAGGGTCGATGTTGTTATTCTTAAAATCCCATGTTTCGTCCGAAGGAGTTACTGGTTCTGTAAGGTTAACCACTTTAGCTTGCACTTTCTGTTTTGCTAAATTTAATCTTTCTGCTGAATTTATCGCGTTATAGTCTACCTCTTTTTTCTTAGTTCGGTCTACGTATGTTTCCATTTTTTGTTTGAAACCATCTAATACCGCAGTAATAGTTTCTTCTTTATCCGGATCTAATCCTAAATCTTGCGCAAAAGATTTTCCTTCACTTGTTAATACTCCATCTGGAGAAACCATAATTGATTTTGCTTTTTCGCTAATTGTTCCTTCCAATGGCCCTATTGTAGTGTCTGTTACATATCTAGATTCGTTAACTTCAGTGCTTTCGCCTAATTCTCCTGCTGCTCCTTTTGCTAATGCATCAATGTCAAAGTTAGGGTCGAATGTAAATCCACTTATTCCTTTGGTTATTTCATCGAAACTTTCCATTCCAAGTAAATCGTTTTTACCATCACCGTCTTTATCTACATAAGCAAGCATTAACCTTCCATTGTCATCAAAACCAGACTGCATTGAAGAATACCCGTTTTGAAATGCTTTTTGAAACGCTTTTACTTTATCATTGTTTTTAATGTTCCCCGACTCTAGTTGCTTAGATACTTCTTGGTTTCTAGCTGATATTGCATCAGAAAAAGGCTTTATATTATCTACCGTAGAATTTAAGTTGTTAATTCTATCTACTAGTTTTATGTAGTTTTCACTTCCAGGTGGAGTTTTATCTAGTTCTTGCATTGCATCGAATCTTAAATCCGCTGCTTTCTGTATTGTTCTAGCTTGAAATTCTGTTAAACTCTGAGATCCAGTTTCCCAATTATTTAAAGGTTTGATGTATTTATCATACCTAGCTATTTTTTCTTTGTTTTTATCTTGCTCACGCTTATAAGCCTCGTTATCTTTCAAACGACCTTCTTCTCTTCTGCGTGCTGCATCTTGGTTCCAATACTTAATGTCTTCGGAAACTCCGTCACCAAGACCTCTTGACTGAATGTGCGCTGCGTTATTTCCTTGTGCTGCCATTTTAAACTATGCCTCTTGTTAAGTATGATTTGTAAAGTTCTTCTTCCTGCTTCATTTGTTGGTACCTTTGAAGACCAGATAAGTTACCTGTGATATTTATGTTTCCAGTAGGAGCTAATGTATTAGATTGTGCTTGTGCCGTATCTGAAACTACAGCCGAGTCAATTTTAGGTGTTATTTCACTTAATCCGTTGGTAATAGACATTGCAGAATTTCCAATACCTCTGATTCCGCTAAATGTGTTTTCTTGACCAGTTTGTCTAAGTTGACCTATGCCCTGAAGTTCTTGATTATCTCTAGCTTCTTGCATTCCCTGAATACGTTGATTATCCTGAGCGACTAATCTGTTTCTGTTTTGAACTTGGTTGTCTAGGTATAATTGTGATTCTCTATTTTGAGAATTTGTTTGTGAGGCTATCTTTGGAATCGCTCCGAAAACACCTCTTATTCCTGCGTTTCTTGAAGCATCGACTAATGAAGCGGAAGTTCTTCCAGATTCTTCGCGCATTAAATTAGATCCAATGGTAGAAATTCCTTGGTCTTCATATACGTTTTCTAATTCTTGTCTTTCAAAATTAGCTTCTGCTTCTTTTGCTTCTTTAGTTTGTTTGATTCCTTGAAATAATTGGAAGCCTCCTTGTGCTGCTCCTATTCCTCCGGCAATCAAAGCTGCGGTACCTACGGCCATGATTTTTGTATTTTAAATGTACTTAGTACAAAGTTAAGTATAAATTTTAATTATACTAATGTATTATGTAATAGATATTTAGTATTGTTATATTAATTTTAATATTGTAGGTTTGTGTCAAACTAAAAACAATCAGTTATCATGAAGAAATCAATTTTATTATTAGGAGCTTTGTTCGTCTTGTTATTTACAGTAACACCTACAAGCGTAGATGCTCAAATGAAGGATCCAGACACAAATAGAGTTTGTAAAGTTTACAAAGTAGAGAAAACCTTTTTATATGTATTTTCTTATACTAGTTATGAGACTAGATGTTCTCATCAAATTACTAATCCGGAGTATTAAAAATAAAAAAGCTAGTCTATTAATTTAGACTAGCTTTTAAATTTTATAAAAATAAATTATGAAACTAACAAAGAAAGAAGTTTTAGAATTAGCTAAAAATTTATACTCAGTAACTGGTATAGAATGTCAGCATGTGTCAGAGCTTAACAGTAAATCAACAACATCTGAATATAATGAAGCTTGGATAATGGATAGAGGTTACTTTAGAGGATTAGCAGATACTATCTATAACTACACATAACAACAAGAAGCAATAGAAAAAGCTAACGAATTAGTTAATAGTAAACACGAGTAATAAAAATAAGGGGAAGATGGGTATTGTTAAATATAACAAAAATAGGCAATTCAGTATTATTCAAGCTGTAAAAGATGGTTGGAACAAAGAGTATGTCGTATTGGATGATTTAGTTGGATTAAAACTTCAAGATAGAAAGAATCCAAAACATAAAGTGACAATTAGCGATATTGGTTGGTTTATGGATATATGTAATGTTTCTTTTGAAGAGGGAGGATGGCTTTGCTTAGACCACGCTATAGAGCAATTTAAATCAATATCATAAAAACTAAACAATCTTAATCATCTCCATAGTATTTGAGCTACCTACATTAAAACCAGAATCTTCAAATGATTTTATTAGGTTTTGATTTTTAACGCTAGTAAACACATATTTCTTACCTATCAATTTACCTAATTCAGAAAGCTTATTAATTAACATAACAAGGGCATCCTTTCGGATTATCCTGTCTTTTATATCAAAATTTGCTACAATATATTCAATCATTGCGCCATTTTTAATAGTTGTGTCAATTATAAATCCTGCGCATATTTCAACATCTTCAAAGTAAACCATTACTCCTTGAAGTTCTCCATTTACTGTAGGTAAATCATCAAAGTTAGGGGAAGGAAATCTATTTTGACCCCACCAAGTAACTAAAGTTTTGTAATCCGAATTTTCTAATAATCTTGTTTTCATTACACATAGCTTTTAATTGCAGTACTTTCAATCGCGAATAACTCTACAGCTTCGGTATCTGTGTTTTCTAATTCAACTTCCATGTAGTAACCGCGTATTTCACCTCCTTCAATTCTTGAATCTTTTTTAGCGAAACAAAAATATCCGTTAACAGGTGTAGTGGTAAATGTGTCTATTGTTAATATTCCGTTTACATTATCTATTATTTCACCAATCAGTTCGTTTTCACTGCCATTTATCTGATATAAGTTGTCTCCTATGTTTATAGCGTTAGATATTCCTGTGAAAGTTATATTGTTTCCTGTTACACTTTGTATAACACCTACGCCAACCGCAGAACCTCCGTTTAAATCGGTTTCGTCTTCGTTTTTTCGTAAATAAGCAAAGTGTCTTGATTCTATTGCGTTAAACTCCGACTTCTCAATTGTTGATTCTGAATAATTAGTTTTTAAATCCGCGCTCCATGAATGATCTCCTTCTAGTATTAAGTTTTTAAAAACCTTATCTTGACTTGGAGCCTCGTTTAAAACAGTTTTTATCTTGGAATTAAATTGCTCCCCATAGAAATTGTTTCTAGTAGAATTATCCTTGTCGTTGTGTAAATAAAGTTGGCCATCCTTTACGCTAAAGAATCGGTTGTTTAGATTGCACAACAAACCGGGATAGAAGTCAAAGAAACTAGTCCATCCTTTATTTTTTTCTGAATATGTTATTGTCTTTGGCATGGTTTATACGTTTGATGGGCAAATTCCTGATAAGTTCCAAGCTGTACTACCTAATGGAGCAGTAACTATGATCTTCATAGTGGTAGGAGTTGCTGTTGTTTTATTAAAGGTAAGCGTTCCTTGTTTTTGGGCGTTGGTTTCTAAAGCTACATTTGAAGAATCAATAACCGCATTAGATGTGTTGCCTGTATTGTTAAATGTAGATCCATTATACGAGAATATAGGTAAATTACTATACGTGCCTATTATGTCAGTCCTTTTGCCTGGGATATAAGCAGGTTCGTTTGGGTCCAACTGGCCTCCGACATATTTAGAGTCCGCTACAATAACTCCATCATATTCTATTTGGAATCTATCTGGAATATTTAATGCATTATATGTTATTCCTGCATATCCAAGACCAGTTCCTAGAACGATTATAGCTTCGTAAATACCCTCACTTCCATTAGCTATTATTCCTGCGCTACAATCAACTCCTACCGATATATCTACTGAAACGGTGTTACTATCTTCGTTACCATCGTTTATTTTGTATGTAATAAGGTCAGTTAGGTTGTCACTTCCGTTGTGACTATATGTTATGGTCCCATTAGCATTCAAAACTGCCGTTCCGTATAAAGGTTGTGTAACAATTATTACTGTTAAATCGTCTCCATCTGGATCTGAATCATTATCTAGTACATTAATTATAACAGAATCTCCTTTGTTTACACCAACTGAATCAGCAACCGCTATTGGAGCTTCATTTTTATCTTCATAATCAAATATCAAATAAAGGTTTTCGTTTGAATTAGGTCTATTAAAAACAAAACTTCCTGTGTTGGTTTCTGAATTAGCAGATACAATGTTTTTGGTTATTGATAAGTAGTTTGCTGCCGCTAAAATAGTATTTATTTGAGCTTGAGTATAAAGTGTGCTAGATACTAAATATCCAAGTCTATTTAATTGTGCTTCGTTAAAAAATGCAGTACTTAGGGTATCTTTAAATGATTGTAATGTTATTGTCTCACCACTTGAAGGGAATTTTCCAACTCCTTCTGTTCCTGATTCTACCGTAAACTCGCTAACCGGAGCTAATTCAAAATAATGTGTACCTCCATAGTATGTTCCAGAAGCTTTTTTGAATCTGTTTATTATCGTATCTCCAATATCTCCTTCATCATTAGTAACAATTGTTATTAATTTCATAGCGGAGCCAACCGGACAATTGTTTGTTAATTGTATAGTCGCGCTATCCGTTATTGGAGTAACTGTGATTGTTGCTGTATCTACATTTAGGTTATCTCTATCGAACGTTAATACTCCGGAGCCAGTTACATTACTTAATACTGATATGTTATTATCAAACACAGCTTGTATTGTAGCGTTGCCCGAAGTAATATTGTAGTTTAAGGAAACTTCTCCTGATAAATTGTTTAGATTTAAGATATACGTAAAAGCCTCAGTAATGTCTTTTGTTATTGTGTTTCCGCAATAAGCGTTGAATACTGTTAAGTCTTCATCTTCTGTTGATAAAACATATTTTTTGTGGTATGGATCATATCCACCTAATTTTTTAGAACTAGGGTTATTAATGAATAACTCTCTAAAGAAATTTACCATTCCATAGTTTATCTCACTGGTACCGTCAATAGATAGTCTAATTGGTGTTCCCATTTTGGGATTTACATAGTAGAATCTATAAGAATCCCATGCAATACTTTCTGGATTTTCTCCACATCCGTTTTCGCCTTGGTATGGAACATATTCACCTAATATTTCAGGGGTTCCAGAAAGAACAGTATCTCCGTTAGCCATTGTAAGCAAATCTCTTCCAAATAAAACATATCCAGCTTTATCTCCCTGCCAAACAACTATATTTCTATCTCTTGTGAATAAGAATTGTATAGGTCCGTTCTGTTTTTCTAATAATTTAAAGTTTAATTGGGAGGTATTAAATACATTCAATCCATTCATATTAGTTTCTTCAACATATCCTTCTCCGTATGTTAAATCCGCGAACCTTCTAGTTTCTTTATATTTTTCTATAGATGTTGCAGTAGGCTTTAAATCAATGTTTAGGAAGTTTGAGTTTGCTGCATCTTTAATCCTGAAACTTTCAACGCCATTTCCTTGCACATAACAATTAAAGAAATCTAAGTCTATAATCGCAGGTAGCGAGCTAGTTTGGTTTTGAGAATTACCTTGATGCTTACCGTCTATTATTTCAAAAGTTTGTTCGGTCTCGTAAAACTTAAAGTCTTCTGATTGTTTTGTTTCTGTTTCAAAAACAACAAGTCCTTCAACTAGTATCGCATCTATAACTACAGTTAATACGGATTGTTTTTTGCTTGCAGGACTTCCGGTATTATCTCCTTGAATAAGTATTCTTACTTCACCTCCTACTTCCTCAAAATTAATGTCAAATTCATCATCTACAGATCCTAAGTCTACAACTTCCTCTTCCCACCAATCTTTTATGTTGTCATAAGTAGACGCAACAATGTATTCTTTATTGAAGTCTGGACCATTACCGTCTTCTGCTACTTTAAGGAATATGTTTATTTTACTTCCTGCCACAATTTCAATAGCATTTTCAAAAGTACCGTCTTCGCTATAGCTATTGAAGTCTTTTATTACTACTGCAGGTTTCTTTAAATCGTTATTATCGGTAGAGTTTTTCCAAGCTGTTCTTTTTGCTTCGTCACCGAAAAATGCTTCTAGTATGTTTTCGTTAATAAATTTTTCTTGCCTGTTTTTCCCTGCGGATCTTACTTGGTCAATATTTATAATAGCATTTTCAGAATAAGACATATCATATCCACTAGGCTTTATCTTCATATAAAGTCCAGATTCTTCAATAATATCGTTGTCTTCGGAATCAGTATTTCCTTCTATAAAATCTTTATCCTTATTTACAACTTCTAACACTCTTGTTTTAAGTAAAGAGGTTATAGGTCCATTAAGATCAGATTTAACAATTAAGGTATCTCCTTCGTTAACCTTGTCTCTGTTGGCTCCTTCTAGCTTAACCCATCTATAAACACCATCTGGATAATAAACTGTAGCATAGATAGTCTGATACTGTAATGCATCTGATTTTACTACTAATTTATAAGAGTCTGCCCAATAAGGAGCATTGTGGTTTATGTTTATTAGCAGCTTGTTTTGTAAAGTGCTTAATTCTTGAGGAATATAAATAGTATTATTCAAAGACGTTAGAACTGTAGATTTACGAGTCCATTTATCTTGGTAAATTATACCTACTTCATATTCTCTATTCGTTTTACAACTTGATACTGTCTCTACATTGCTAAAAAATGCACTTGATCCGCTATTGAATTTAAACAATAGGTTTTCTGTATGTGTATTAGTAGGATTGTCTCCAGGATCATTAGGGGTATCATCTACGGTATAAACTAAGGTTATCGCCTTTATAGTTATTGTAGTTGTTGTGCTTCCAGATACAGAAAAAGGAATGTTACTAGATAAAGTCCATGCATCATCAACATCAATATCGTATTCAGTTATGAATTTAGCGGTCAATATAGTTCCTATAAAAAACTTAAAATCATCATTAGCGGCCAATCCTGCTGCGTTATCAAAATCTTCTGTAAGAATATACTCTAGTGTGTCTAAGTATTCACCATCGTATAATGAATTGCCAAGGTCTAAGTTAAAAATAAGACGCGTATTTTGGTTTAATTCTATTGTTGGTGGTATTGTAAATGTAAAAGTAGTTTCCGTTGCTCCTATAGAGTTTGATAATTCCTCACCGCTTACATCATTTGACTTCACATCTATAGTGTAGTCCATTTTAATTGAGTTATCGTCTTCGTCTACAACATCATATCCTTCTACGTAGTTTCCTATTGTCGGTATGTTTTCCGTTAAGGTTAATGCCTTAGCTTTTCTAGGCACATTGTCAAAAGTTCTGTATAGCTCTTTCTCTGCCAAAATTTGGTAGATTTTATTGTTAGAGAATACATAATTCTTATCTACGTCGTCAGCCCATCCCTCTTCTTCTTTATTGAATGAAGTTATAAGGTAAAGGTTATTAGAGTTGCTCTGCTTTGATATAATCTCAATATCAGTAACTTGTTTTGGTCCCGTATCAAAAGTGATTCTAGCCGCGTTAAAAGCGTTCACCATGCCTATGTTTTCCATAGACTGATAATCCATTTTGAATTTACCTGGATTAAAGTTATAGTTGGAGTATGTGGAAACAGCACTTCTTTCACCGTCTAGGTATTTGTATCTGTAACCAAAAGACATAAATATCTCTTCTAAGTAGTTGCTTTCCTCAGAAGAGTATGTAGGTGTAATTTTTGGGGCGAATTTTGGTTGCTTTTTGATTAAGAAAATATCCTCTTCTTCAAAATTGTTCTCGCCCCATGTTTTTGCTCTGGCAATATTAATGCAACAAATATTCATATTGTTGTCAGTCCACATCAATAAATCCTTTTCTGGATCTTCGCTTAGTACTTTAACAATGCCGGTTATTAAAAAATCTTCTTTTATATTTAAAACCCTATCAACATCTTCTGTTCTAGTGTCTTTAAGTACAGTACTCGAAACTTTGTTGGTTTCATCCCATTCAATTAAAAATGTTCCTGTATCAGATTTTACGAACCAATACAGATTGTCTCTAAATTCATCTTCGTATTTGCCTATCTCAATAGGATTGGTACCAAAATCAATAGAAGTCAGCTTTTTGTTAGACAAAGAGTTTTCTATAGCCCCAACATCCGACCCCTCGGAGTTGACAACTTCTATATTGGTTGCTTCGCGGTAGTCTCCATCCTCCAACAATCTGTTGTCGATGTCTAAATTCATTCTACCATTTACGAAAGACTTCTTCATTTTATATAATTTTGGTTGACTACGCTAGTCTAAATATTTCTCTTAAGCTGAAATTAGATTTCTGTATTTTAGCTTTATGTAATGATGATTGGTATGCTTTTTTTGCCCTTTCTTTTTCATTAGCAGGAACAGTTCTCCTTTCAGATATAATATTGAAGTAAGCCCATTGAGTTAATACTGTTTTAAGCATTTTTGGAATCTCAATTTCCTCTTCTTTTAAATTATGCAATTCTAATCCATCAGATAAATAATGAATAACAACCTCTTTATCTAGTAAGTCCGAAGAAAAAAGTATGTTCTTTTTGTCTATTACAAATTCACCATACATTGATAACTTAGAAGTGTCTAAGTTTCCTTGGCTTCCATGGAAACAAAAAGAATACTTCTTATAAGGTTTGCCGTATGCGTTTATACCGTTAGCGTTAAGCGCGTTTCCTTCGCTATCGAATAGTAAGTTGTAGTTACTGTCTTGTAAGTGGCTTATAGCTGTCGGTATATCGTTGTTTATATTTAAAGGATATAATTTGAAATCCTCTCCAACCAATGAAACCGAAACCCAATCAACATAATCTTGTTCTAAAGGAAATCTCAAAGAAGGGCCAACGGTTCTTTCTACAGCTTTTATGTTTTTCTGTACTTCATGAGTTAGCTCTTGCAGAACATCCTTAAGTTGCATTACGATTAGACTTCGTTTAGTGTTCGCTAAGTAGTTTTCTGAGTCTGTAGTTCTTAATAGCATTTGATCCACAACACTTTTTAGCGTTATAAATTGGTAGCCTCCATGAAGGTCTTCGTTTTCGTGATATGTTTGTGCTGTTTGGATCGGCATAATTATGAAGCGTTATCTTGATTGAAATCTGTATTTTCCTGAGCCATTGCTACTTGTTGAATATCTTGCTCTTTAAGGTTTATTCCAAACGACAACAAAACTCTTCTTGTAATTTCAAATTCTTCGCTTGGATGTATGTCTGCATCCGAAAAATCCGAAGCAGAAGGGTTGAACAATGCGGTTCCATTAACAACAACGTTAGTCCATTTAGGATAGTTTACTGTTCTTAGGTATGTTATCGATACGGTTTCCGTTGTTTCTGGATAAATTTTAATTGTGTTACCTACTTTAAGCAATGCAGGATATTGTGTTGTTGCTAATGTTTTTACAATATTAAATTCCTTTGAGCTCTTGCATTCTTCAAAAGAAGTTGTGCCGGCAATGGAAATTTCGTCTATGTATCTATAGTTTTCAGGTAGCACATATTGGTTCGTAAAATCTGATACAAGCACTAAATCTTCCTCGTCAACCAGGTAATGGTTTACTTTTTCTCTAAATCTATCTGCTAGATTCTCTAAAAAGTTAGGCATTAAACCTCTATTCTGCTTATTTATGAATCTACTTATGTCAGAAAAGTACTCTTCATTTCGTCCTTGTATGGCATCAAATAATGCTTTATCGAAATCAGAAGGCTTCACATTGCCCCTAACATCAGTGTTTACAAAGAATTTTACTGTGGAATATATCCTGTCAATTAAATAGGCCATGTTGTAGTATAGATAAAACTTATATTAAAAACAAAGTTAATAAAAACAATCAATACATTTTTACTATATTGTATCAAATTTTAGTATAAGTTTGTTAATATGTATTATGGATAAAGAATTAATTGCTAAGGTATTAGAATCTATAGGTGCTAACCACGAAAAGTCAGGTGGCAAATCAGGTATTACTCCGGTTCAAGTTTCTATGCAGTTGAACATTGATTTTTCTTCTTTACGTGACATATTGAATCATTTATACGAAAATAAATTGATTAAAGTAAGAGAAGGAAATAACAGTTATTTATTATTCAAGCCATGACAAAACAAATAAAAGAAACAAAAACATTCAATCTGCTAAATAAAATGCAGCAAACTATGACCTTAAAAAAAGGTCCTGTAGAAGAAATTAGACTAGGTTGTACAATGTCAAAATTAAAATCGTTCGACTTCTGGATAAAAACCTGCAGTCCAAGAGATTTAGTTAGAAATATAGTAGAAGAAATTAATAATCAATAAACAATAAGGGGAGTTATGGAATCTAGAAGATATGACGTTTTTTTATCAAAAAGCAAAAATAATATACTGAAAAATAAATCGATAATTAAAGGTGCTGTTGTAGAGTATTTTAATTATAATAAAAAAACAGTAACAATAACCGAAGTGAACTTTGATAAATGTATTGTGAGGTATAAAGATGAAAAAGGCTATACTTGGTATGACTACTTTATGGATGCTAATTGCTTTGTAATATAAAACTATGAAAAAAATATAGGTATAATCGGTTACCGTGTATTAGGAGATAGCACTTTAGCGAATAAGATTGCTAGTGAGTTAAGCGATGTAAATATTAACTCTATTGTAATAGGTGTTGAGCATGAGGTTAAAGAGAAAAAAATAAAATTAATATCTGAACAATTTATTTTACCAGAGGAAACAAAATACTTTGAAAAACAAGGTTCTAAATATCACAAATAAATTATGAAAGTACTAGATAAAACAATGGTTGAGTATACCTTAGAATTAGATAATAATCTTGATGGTGTAATGAAAAGCGAAGTGGACTTTATGAGTTTAGCCAAATACGCTAAGTTCCTATCACAAGAAATAAAACTAGAAATGTTTGTGCCTTGTAAAGATGGAGTTCCTTTGAGTGAACCTACGGATATGTACAATGGAGACCAATACTTTGGAAGCTTAATGGATGAATACCAAGAAGCAAAAGAAAAGGTTTTGTTTGAGGGTGATTGGGAATTTGAGCGCGATGATAGATATCATTGGATAACATACTTAATCGACAAAAGTAAAGAAGATAAAATAATTAGATTTAATGAAATAAAGACAATAGAGGACTTAATACCTTACAAATTAAAACTAACTAAAGAGATATAATTATGGTTACAACAACACATACAAGACCTGCTAAATGCAAGGATTGTAAATTTTGTAAAAGTTTTTACGATGGAAAATTAAAAAAACATACTTGTTTAAATGAAAATTCAGAAAAACACACATCAATAATAAAACTAAATGATTTTGTGTGTGATTCTTGGGAATTAATTTACACATAGAAAATGAAAAAACTAATAACCATACTAGCCATTTTAACCCTACTATCCTGCGGTAAGCATGAAACACAATACGAAGAACTAAACATGTCTTTTACAGTTCCTACGTTCTTAGATAAGTGCGGAGAGCCTACAGAAGCGATATTAGTTATTAACGGTGTATTGCATCAATCTAAATTAAATGTAATAGCTGGAGGTTGGAAAATGGAGGGTATATTAGTGGAAGAGGGAAAAAGTACAATAACAAAACTAGTATTAATAGACGAACAAGGAACAGAACTTTACACCGCTGTAGGATATATGGATAGATACCGATTTGATTTGATTAACGAAAGAAATCCAATGAGGGTATTAAGGTATACTAAAATAGGTGTTGGAGTTGCTGTTATTTGTTTTTAACGGTGAGTATAAAAATTGAAGCCGTAAATAAGCACAAAGATTGAGTTAAAAATAATATTAATAAACAAGCAGAAGCCTTAAAATTTAGCCTAATAATAGCTTTTGTTTTTATATTGTGTTAGGCACCGTTTTTTATGAGTACAACATTTGGAATTAAAATACCTTCTACTGGAGAAGTTACGCCAATAGCAAGAAGAAAAGGAATAGGTAATGGAAAAGTTGCTGTATGGTTTACAGAACCAATAGCCGAACTATTACCACATAATTTAAAAGTTATACCAATGGATAATTCTGCACAAGGAATACATACAATTGGAGACATTGTATTAGTTGCTCTTAATGCATCCTAACGAAAATTCTATGGTTAGTGCCTGTAAACTAACCGAAACATTGAATAGTAACGAACTAAATAATTAAAGATTATGACAACAACATTATTTTGGATAGGATTGATATTAGCGGTAATATTATGCGGTAAGTCTAAACTCGTAAAGTCTCCAGACTATAGCGACAAAGTAGAGGAAGATGATTGGATGGTATAAAAAAACAAAGCCCCAACTAAGGGGCTTTGCGCTTTCGGGAAAAAGCAAACACACATCTAAAAAACTATGCGGTTTATTGTTAATCTAGCTTAGACATAATCCAATCTAAATCGTTTTTCTTTACATTAGGAACTTCTTTCCCATTATTTAGTTCTTTATACATTTGTCTTGCCTCTTCAAGATCGTTTTGATGTTTCTCTTCGTCTGACAAAGTTACATCTTTTGAAGCAATTACTTCGTTTACTGCTGCGCTTAAATCAGCTTCCTTCTTTTTATTGTACATCCTAGTGTTTTGTATTCCAATTTCTTGAAGTGTAATTTGCGAAGCTTCAGTGTTCTCGCTTAAGAAATCACTTAATTTTTTGATAGGACTTTGACCTACTGGAACAGTGATAATCGTTTTACCGTCTGCCCATTGAACCTGTGTCCTTGATGGATCAATCTTCAACACTCCTTTTTGAATACCAAGTGCACCAACATACTTAACTTTGTAATCACTACTATTCATTTCGTCAATTAAAGCTTGTGGAGTTGCCTTAGCCTTTCTCTTAAGTTCTAATTTAACTTTAGCTTCCGACATTGAAATAGCGTGTTCACCAATCAAAATTAAAGCATTGGCCATTAATTCGTCTTCACCAGAAATATTGATGCGAGATAAAGCGGCTTCCTCTAACTCAAATTGCTCTAGTTCTTTAATCGCTTGAAGGTCTTCGTCGATTACTTCATACTCTTTATTATACCACTTGTGCTTCTTAAGTAATTCTAGTAAAGGTCTGTTATGTGCTTCAACCTCTAAAATACCATCTTCAAATACAATTGGGTTAGGTTTTTGATCTCCTTTGTAGTCTTCTACCCAAATACTATCTACTCCTTTAATATAATGAACTCTCTTTAAGGTTTTTAAACCTGATTCATTCTTTTTTTCCAACATCATTGTTTTTGTTGGAATGGAAAAACTCACTGGAGATCTCCCTTTAGTTAACCTGAATGTTACGATGTTTTTGTTTGCCATTTTTCCTCTTTGTATTAAAAAAAGCAGGAGAAATTAATCTCCTGCCTATATGTTACTATTTGATTATGCGTAGTAATCTGCGCCTGTTCTAACTACGAAATATGCATTGGCACCAACTAACATGTTAGTACATTCTGACATAAAATCAGTAATTTGATTATCGGTTCTGTGCTGAGTTCCACCTGGTCCAAATACTTTAACTTCTCTCTTACGAGCAGCGTTTCTGTAAAGGATAGATAAGTAAGGCTTGCTTACTGTGTTACCGTCACGCATTACTGAAGTCGTTCCAGAAGGAATGATTAAACAAGCAATACCTGAAGCTTTAAATTGAAGGTTACCAAGTAATGTTGGTTTATCCAATAAATCCCAAGGAGTAAAGTGGAAAGTGATACCATCGATGTAAACAGAAGCAAAACCTAATTTAATAGCCATGTCTTTGCTGTTGTTGAACATACCGTAGTTGCTTCCTGACGCGTAATGCGCATTTAAACCTGACATCATTTGTCTTAGGTAAGCTCCTTGTTCGTGGTTATGCCAGATAGTGTACTCAGTACATCCAGTTCCTTGTTGCTTGATTCTTAAAGCTACCTTAGATAACTCTTCGATATCAGTGATATACTCGTTAGCAATGTTACCGCCTTGTTCGATTTGAGGAACAAAACCTTTCATACCTGCTGCGTCACCAGAAGCTTTTCTTTCAAATAATGTGAAAGTCATTTCAACCTTGTTATCAAATAAGATACCAGTGTTTTCTACTTCATGGTTGTACCATTTTGGTCCATCAGGAGTATCAATCCAAGTATCGTGAAACATATCTGATCCTTCGATAGAATAAGTTTCTTTGATAATGTGAGAAAAGTTCTCCTTAACATCTGGATTCCATCTTTTACCTTTTTCAAAGTTTCCTGTCCCTTTAGCAAAAGAGTTAGAGAAATCACAAATAACAGAAACGGTACCTGCGAAAGAAAAAGCAACACCGTCATCCGGAGTGGCAACAAATATTTTAGAAGAAGTGATAACGGTAACTGTAGCTTGCTTGTTGATTTCACCGTCAGAAATCAAAACAATATCACCAACTCTTAAATTGTGATCTGAAGTTGAAGTAAATCCAGAAGCAAGCGCATAAGTTACGCCTTTAATGATAGTGTTTAACTGACCTTCCTCAGCCCATTGTACGCGATCATTTGCGTAAAGTTCTTCTTGACCCATTAAGCTAATAAGCTTAGTGATCTTTCCACGGCCATTAGCCATGTGTAATTTTGGCTTCAACTTTGGTACATACTTATCAGCATAAGAGCTTAAAGTAATGAATGTTGAAGCATCTGCAATTGCTCCTGCAGGTTTGTCGATAACGGAAATTCCGCTAAGGTTATTGTCTTGTAAATCGAATGCCATGATTGTCTATTAAAAATCGTTAACTGAAAATGGTATCGCACTTGTTGAAGATGTTCCTGGTATTGGAACAATTCTACCTTTCTGTTGTTCGGAAGGCATTTTAGATTTTGTACTAAAGTTCGCATTGGTTTTGTTCTTCACAGATTCTTCAATCCATTCTGCCCTAGCCTTATTCACTGCGGAACTGATTACTTTTCCCATGTTTTCTTCTTGAGCAAAGAACATTGCCTTTTGAAGTTTAGCGTAGTCTACTACACCGTCTTTTGAGAATGATTCTTGAATAAACTTATCCGTGTCTGAAGCTGCTGATAACATATTATGCTTATCTTTTTGGCTAAAGTCATAAGATATATCCATCTTAATTTCTTCTCCGTTCTCGTCAATTGTAACTTGGAAAGTAGATGCCGTGATATTATCCTGCGACTTCTGTAGTCCTTCTAAGTATTGTTCTTTTTGACGAGTCCAATTTTCGTATTGCTCTTTTGGGATAGTAACTCCGTTTTCAAGTGTTACCATTTCTGGTCCTTGTTGCGAAGCTGATCTCTCAATAGGTTGCTTGTATTTTTGTTGGTCTTGGATTTTATTGTTTAACCAATCTTTACCATAACCTTTTAATTTTATTAAATCAAACTTATCTAAATCCTCAGATAAATCGATATTCAATTCTTTTTCAATGAACTCTATTGCTTCACTAGATGTAAACTCACCATCAGAAAAATCTATTGCTTTCTTCTGTGCTATTTCTAGCGGAGTCATTTTAGTAAAGTCTTTATTCAATTCTGCAAAATCACTAAAACCTCTACCGGTTTCCTTTGAGTAGTTTATGAATTGAATAGCTTCATCAGATAATCCCTCTAATGGATCTATTGCTTTTTCAGGAGTTTTAAACAAATCATCTATTGATTCAATGTCTTTTCCTTTTTTCTCCTTAAAATAAGCTTTTATAGCATCGTCGTCTAATTCAATAGGCTTAACCTCTTCTACAACTTTTTCTTCCTTCTTAACTTCTACTTCTGGTTTTTCTTTAACCTCAGTATCAGCTTTTACTTCTGTAGTAGTTTCTTCAACTACTTCTTCTGTAACAACTTCTGGTGTTTCAACTACCTCTCCTGTAGTTTCTTCCTCAGCTTTTACTTCATGAACTGCCGCCTCTGGTTGGGTTGCCGCGTTGTCATCTGTAAAATCAAAGTCATTTAAAAAGTTTTTCCCGATAGATTCCATACTATAAATTTTTCTTATATGAATACAAAGTTATATAAATTTTCCTTATAGTAGATATAAAATATCAATATTTTTATATTAAGTATGTGTTTTGTCGTAAATTATTGCTTAATTTGCTTGTAATTAATAAATAAACACACATGGATAACTCTGATTCTTACTACAATTCATTAAATAAAGAGCAATGCATACATATGCTTAATCAATTAAAGCATTCTATTTATTCTAAAGAAAATGATTTAGAAAAAACAGATAATTGGCTTGAAGAAAGAAAAGACAATCTATACCATTTGATAGATATGCGAATGTCTAATTTTGAAAAGGCTTATAATATTATAGTGCAAATTAAAAAAGCAGACCTTATAGAAAACATCATGTTATTAAAAACAGAATACTCTAAAACAGAATCAAGATTAAAATATCTTTTGAATGAATAATCTCTGTAAACAAAAAACCCTTCCAGATTAGGAAGGGTTTTAAACATTACGGGGGGTTATGTTGGACTAAAAAAGCTAGTACCAAAGATAATATAAATATCCGTTATATAAGCTAAAAAAGTAATTTTATTTGAAATAAGCTGATTTGCTTATTTAGAATAATCTACAGTCTCTTCTTCTCTACCTACATTCCATATAAACTTATATGGAACATGTATTTTTTGGCCATCTTTTTTGAAATTGAAAAACTCAAATCCAGAAAAACCTTTCTTGAAATTTGTTTGCACCCATTCAGAACTTGGACTAAATGCAGGATAGTTGTAGTAATCAAATTCATCACTTGTGCTTTCGTCGAATATTTTTTGATGACTATCTCCTTTGCTAAACTCTATAATATAGTCGTGTAGCTTATGTTCTTTGATGTAGTTTGATATTTTTTCTATTTGCTTTGCATCTAAAATTGGCTTAAAACCAAACTTTAAATTTTTACCATCTTTACCATGAGATATTATGAAGCAATTTTTACCGTAAACATAATGGTCTATGAATTTTCTAACGTTATTTACGATAACATTATTGTACCTAAATTCCATAAACTTCTTAAATGGATTGTTTATTACATATGAAAAACTTCCCGAATGATTGTCATTACATATGTTGTTGCAGATAATTTTTTGGTAATGAATAGCTAAACAGTCTATTAATTTTGTTTTAAATTCAAAACCTACGTCTGAAGCTTTTTCATTATCCATATTTTGAGGTAATGAATGTCCTTTTCTTACGGTCTCTCCGTCCCATCCATCCATAAAATCTCCTAAGTCGTCAATGATTAGGGTGTTAGATTTCTTATTTTCTAGCACATATGAAATCATAATATCTAATCTTCTATTGATTTCATCTTCATTCCACACGCCTCCATATAAAGAATATCCATTTTGATTAGTTTCCATTCCTATATGAACATCAGAATAAACAAGCCTATCGAAAGTGAATGATCCAGAATTTATTACAATTGGATTTATTTTTAAAGGCTTCGCATACTTTGAGATAATTTTATCAAAATCAATTTCTGATATTTTTACCTCTTCTTTTTTAGGTAGATACTGCAACCATTGTTGTCCTGTAGTTTTGCTAGTTGATACTTTTACTAACTCGAAATTATCAGGAACCTCTATAGGTTCGCTTTGAAGTTTTTCGACACTTGATATTAAATCTCCGTTCTTATCTAGCTTTCTTATTGTTTCTACTAGTTCCCTTTCCCCTGGTTTTTCTCTTTCTTTCTTTATATCTTCCCAATCCTCTTCCTCGATGTAGTATTCTGCTTGGTTTCTACCTTTCATGTTTGGTTTTGGCGGAAACCCCAATAGTTCCGCCTCTTCCTTGTACAGCTTTTTCCGAATCTTCATAATGTAATGTTTAGTTTTTGTTTTAACCGATTAAACTTTCTAGGCTGAATTTTTTAGAAAAATCGATAGGACCTTTATCTTTTAATCTTTGGTCTATCATTTTACTTTGTCGAGTACTATTCTCGATTTCTCTATCCGATTTAGCGTCTTCTTTGTATTTTGTTAAGTTTATTGTTTGTAAATTCTTGATTTGCTCTATATAAACGTCTTGTTGGAAAGATTCTTGTCTTACAGGTGCTTCAACTTGTAGTTTTTGGAAATGCTCTTTTACTCTTAATGTTGATAAGTTTCCTTCTTTTTGAAGTTCTATTTGAGCTTTCATTTGCAATAATTGTAAATCTCCCTGCATTTTAACCTGTGCTGCTTCCGCATTAGATTGAGATTGCAATTTTTGATTGTATGCATTTTCTTTCATTCTCTCTTTAATCTTACGAGTCCTTACAAACCTCATATACTCTACAGCTTGCTTCATATTACCTCTGGCAATGCGCATAATATCAGATTTTTCAGACACATCTATAGTCCCTTCGTTTAGTGCAATTCCTAAATCTTCTCTAAGTTCTGCTAGTTCTTCTTTCGAAGGTACTAATTCTACGGTAAATCCGAACTCAAAATTGCTTCTATTTTTCAAAGTTTCTAATGCGTCCACATTATGCTTACCTACAGCTTGCTCATACATCTTAATTAAATGGGATGCTTCCTTCTTTAAAGTGAATATAGATTTAAGCCTAGAACTTATAGTTTCTGATACTCTTTTATCGAATGAAACGGCTGCATCTGCTATGTGTTTTGTTGCGGAGTTACCTGCTAACTTCATTAATTGGTTTACACCTACAAGAGCATCCTCAGATAAAGAACCGTCCATAGCAGGGTTAATTCCTGTTGTCTCTCTGATTAAATTGTAGTAGTGTGCCCAAAGATTTAATAGGATAGTTAATGCAGAACCTTGTTGGTTACCCATTGGCCTTGCGCTAGCACCGTCTTTGATGCCTTCGTCACCCATCTGTATTCTTTTCTTAAGAACAACACCCTTAGCGTTTAATATGGATAAAGCCATTTTCCAATTCTCTTGTTTAGAATCACCATCTTTCATGTCAGTAGTTAACTGTGCTAGTTGGTCAATATCTAATTCAATCAAGTCGGGCTTTAACTCAGACATTAAATGTTGCATTTTCAAGTGCACATATTGCATTTGATTAGCTATAGGAATAACGTTACTCTGGAATGACCTTAATTTGTTCTTATATAATTCAGAAGCTTGTGCTATGAATGGAGGTAATACGCGATCCATAGCATCGAATGTAGTGTTTTCAGACTCTTTATATCCATAAACATACTTATCACTTCCAACTATATAGTTTCCTTCGTACCAAGTATCTAATCCTTGTTCTAGTTTACTTTTTTCAGATCCTTCAGGAACTTCATAGTTCTCATCTCTTTTAGATACTTTTTTAAGTTTTCCTTTTCTATCGTAGTATGCTTTGTATACTTGTTTTTTGTCAGATTTGAAAGTGAATCGTAGAACTTGAATTTTAAAATCAAGTAATTGGTCCATATCGCATTCATCAAAATTTGCTATTCCACTTTGAGAATTATCACCGGAGTAAGTTTTAGCAATTTCTCTACATACCGTATCAGAATATCCGCTTTCTCTTCGTATATCGTTGATAGTTATAGTATCTACAACACCGAAATAGTATGTATCAGAAAAATCATTCTTTTCAGTATAGCTATGTACGAAGTTTTCTGGATCAACATAAGTTGTCATAACACCGTTGTTAGGGTCAGTGTAAACTCTTGCTACTTGTAAATCAACCAATACAGCATCCTTATCAGTTTCTTTTTTGATATGGTTCCATCCGCTTACATTTTTAACGAACTTAATTAGTATTTCTTCTGCTATTTCTTGCTTTGGACGTTCTTTTATTTCAGAATAAAGAGTCATTTCTTCCTCGTCTTCTGGTATAAATCCTTGTGGCATAAGGTCAGGAAGTCCCATTGCTTTCGCTTTTTCAAACATTTCCTTGTTAGCCATGTTTTTTTTGTGGCGTAAAATGTTCTTTTCTCTTTGTAATAAAGAAAATCTATCTGCAGAACGAATGTCTAGGTTGTAGTTTTCATCAGAAATACCATTGCGAACAACATTGTTGAACTTGTTCAGAACATTTATGATAGTCCAATCCATGTTCATCCATTCCAGGTCTTCATTCTGTCTTGCGGCAATATCCTTGTATGGTTGTATTCCTTGTTCACCTCTATTGTAAAGACGCATTTCTCTAACCCAATTATGCCTAGACATAAAATCGCAGTCTTTAGTAATCATACCTCCATTAAACCATTCTTGTTGAATAGTCATGGCGTATTTTAATCCGTATTGAGGATCTAGTTTTTCGGCATAAGAGGCTAACGGATCCGGAGTAATTCCAGAAGCAAGGCTAAATTTTCTTTCTGTTGTGTTCATGGCTTATAATCTTTTTGACATTCCACCTGAATTGTCATATTTCTGGAATGGAATAAATACTGGTTGAGGTTTTGTTGTTTCTTTTTTTACTCTTTTTTGGTTAAGCAACCTTGAAAGTGAGAATGCGATATATGCATCGTATTTCGTTCTGTTTGATGTTTCTACGTCTTTTATTTGAATAAGTGTCCTAGTGAACGGCATATCTCCTATCTTCCCTACAGCTCTATTGCTTGCGTCCCTAGCAACTCCTAGTTGGTCTTCTACAAATGCTTCCGTGGCATAAAACTGTCCTTCTCCAATTTTAGAATCTTGTTGCGGAGCTCCACCAAATTCTTTTTCTTGTGGAGTTAAATCATTATAAACTTTAAATGGATTGTTCGCACTATAATGTCTATACCCTCGGTCTTTTACGTATGCCAAAAACTGGTCGTTAGATTGCTCTGCTAAAAATGGCATTGAGAAATAAACGGAGCACATAATTACGTCCTCAAAGAATAGCTTAACTTTCTTTGGTCTGTCTATGTATTCTAAAAACATTAAGTCGTTAGGGAAGTTATCTGCTGTATTTGTTTTAGTGGTACCAATAATACTACCCTTAGAACCTCTACCATCGGCATTAATACTTCTGTTATACGGATCGACTCCGAAACCTCCTATATGTTCTGCTAAAGGAGCTTTGCCAAGGGATCCGTTTTTATACTTTTCTTCATGCTTGTTTCTATACTCTATTGGTGGGTGACATCCTTTTTTTATAAAGAATCTTCCATTTTCTGGATCTGGCCTCCATACAACTTCTGTATCTTTAATACCGTCTTTCCATGTAAAGTTTCCGCGCTCTAAGTCATCGTTACCTAAAAAATCTCTTTCAATAGTCCATCTGTCATTTAACTCAAATTCACAGTGTTCCATTTGCTCTAAAATCTTAGGTAGATTAAATTCACAATCGTTACTTGCATCCCTGAACGCATCCTTTATAGTGTCGGGAAACTGTCTTCTTTGTTCGTTATACTTTTCAGGATCACCTTTTAATGCTTCTTCTTCGTTTCTTAACCAAGATTCTGAACCAATAGATACAATGGTTCCTTCGTCTGTTTTAATTGGCTTCTCTGGATCTTTAATAATACTAAATCCATACTCGTCAAACATTCCTTCTAAACAGAATTTTGCAGGTATAAATATTCTGTATAGTCCAGATTTTGTTTGTCCGTTAGGGTTTCTATCAAGTAAATCGCTAGTGTCCCATACTTTTTTGTATTCTCCACCACCTTTTTTTAGTGAGTTTACAGTAGAAACTACCATAGATTTTCCAGTAATCTTAACTCCTTTACGGTGAGAAGTTTTTACAATTGACCAATATTCGCTAAATTTTACATCTGGTGGGTACTTACCGCTTTCATCTAGTATGGATCTGAATATCGCATCCCCATCCATCGAGTTCATATCGGTATTGTGCCAAGAAATATAAGTGCTTAAACCTTCGTTAGTACTTACGTCTCCGCGGCCTCTTCTTTTCGTTGGTTCTTCAAAGACTAGTTCTTTCTTCGGAGTGTTGGTGCCATCGGTAACAGGTTTAAAGAATGCCGGCAATCTCTTAAAAGCGGTTACAAGTCTTCTAAATATCTTCTTTGCATCATCCCCTTTTTTAGAAATCATACCTAAAATCTTGTCTTCGGTAATAGTTCCTGATTCTAAGAACTCAAATATCCCAAGTAGCGTTGCTCCCATACGTCTATTCTTAACGTACTGCATTCCATAACATCTTGAATCGGCTTTACAAGCCTCCCAAAATATCATTAACTCGTTTTGTATTATTCTAAAGTTAGGAAAATCAGTTGTTTCCTTAACCCATTGAACTCCGAAGTAATAGGTTCCTGGAACATAAACAGGATTCCCGTTTACGTATATCCAAATGCCTTCGTGTCTTTTTTTGTATTCAGTAGCAATAAAATCTTCGTGTTCGTCGAATAGATTTATCATGTATTCGTTAACCTCTTCTTCGGCCTTATCTTTAGGAATACCGCTAGAATATATTTCAGAAACTTTTTTATCTATAGATTTATCGGTTAATGCCGTTGGTAAATCTATTCGTTTCCATTTTTGGCTGAATGTGTTTTTGCCGTGGTTGATTATTTCTTCAGAATCAGGCTGTTGAGGTAGTCCAATTTTTAGTCCTTGGATATTGAATACTTCTCCTAATGTTCCGTCTCTTGAAATTATAACAATGTCTAAATCAGGATTATAGCCGTACTCCCAAGAACGTAATTTGTTCTTGGTTAATCTTGTCTTATTATCGACAACACCCTTAACTTTTTCTCCTAGATAAAATATCATTCTTTACTTGCGTATTTTTTAGCAGGGTTTGTAATTTTCTTTTTAGTAGAAACACCCACTTCTTCTACTTCGTTTAATTCGTTTTCAAGACGATCTATTTCTTTTAAAAAGTGTATAGTATCATCAGCCGCCATTCTTCTTGCCTTAAGCACATTTACATACTTGTCCTCACTTAAATCGCTATCTACAGATTGTGTAATAACACTTCTATTGTTTCTAACCGCTACCTTCAAATCTAATATTAAATCAGGAATATTTTCTTTGTAGTATTTTGATAATCCCTTTTCCGTACTCATTTTCTGTGTTTTAAATTGCTAATCCCAAAATATCTCTAACTCTAATTCTTACATACTCTTTATCTTCTAACCTAACATCTAAAAATAAATGTTTCTCAACATAAATAGTATCTCCTTTTTTTATTCCCATTGATTCCGCTATAGGATTTAAAACATCTACAATGTATTTACCTTCAATAGTTTTCTCCTTGTTATCTTCTGGGATATATATAAGGCTAGGTTTTTTTTCTGCCTTAACCTCCTTTATGCTTTTACATAAAATACTCTCTTCAAAACCTATCCATTCAGAATCATCAGTTTCTTTATACGCGAATATCAAAGAAGAATCAATTTTGTATAATTTTTTCTCCCTATCAATTAGATGTTGGTTTTCTAATTCACCTCCAATAACATACGATTGTTGAGACAATGCATTTACATCGATAAATAGTGTGTCTCCAATCTTAACGGGGCCATAGTAGTTGTATGGAGTTTCAATTACCTTCACAATGGTATTACCTACTTGTCTTAAAGAAAACCTTCTATCTGCATGCAATTCGAGTCCGCTTTCAGTCTTATATGTTTGACTCCACTTCTCTGGTATGTGTACTATAAAATGATTTAATCCCTTCATAAAACTTATTTTAACCCTAAGAATAACCCTAAAACTATTACACCTCCCGTAGCAACTCCTTTACCAAAACCATTCCACCATTTTTTAGTGCCGGTACTTTGTTCTATGCTTATTTGCTTAGTCAGTATTTCAGTTTTAAATTCTGTTTCGGAAATGATTATTTCTTGAGCAGTTATGATTACTTTTTGATTATCGTTCTTTTTCCTTAAAAATGCATTCTCAACCTTTAGTTCAGAAATATTAAGTAAAGCGTTATACAAACTATCTCTATGAACACTAACGTAATTCTTGTCCTGCGCGAAGCAAGCTATCGAGAATAGCATCATCAGGATAACGATCATGAAGTTTTTTGATGTGTTGGATGTCTTTTCCATATTGTATTGAGTCGTTAATATCCTTATACGCGTCTAAGATAATATTTTTTTGCACCAAAATTATACTATCTTTCTCTTTTATTACATTAATGTACGATTTATCTGATACTGGATTTATTCCAAACCACCAAATTAAGGATGTAATTAGTATTGTAATTGCTATTATTGCTATCGTTTTTGTCATAACTAACAGTCTGAATTTTTAATTCGTAATTCTTTTAATCTTCCATCACAAGCTGCGGCCAATAAAAAGTCTCCTTCTTTTATTAGGATGCTTTTCAAGTCCATCACATCTTGCATTGTTCCTGTTTTGAATACTTCACCATACCATTCATCGTCTGTCATAGCATTAGTATTTAAAATCAAATATTCCCTTACTTCTATTTAACCAACCTTTAATGAATTTCCCCATTTTATAGTTGTTTTCAACTAGCCTATTATAGAACTTATTTCTTTCGATCATCAAACAGCACTCTGTTACATTGTGTATTTTTGACTTGGTAATGTTTCCAATTCTACCATCGGCATTAACACCTATACATTTTTGAAGTATCTTAATACCTCTTGATACGCCCATGTTATAGCACATATCAAAATAGTATAGCTTCGAATCCATTGGTACCAATTCTGCGTTGGCCGCCAAGTAATACTTTACAAATGCAATATACGCAGCTTCTTCTAATGTTGTGTCTTTAAAGTCATTAAAATCATCGAATAGAGCTTTGTTATAGTTGTATGCTATTCCCCAAACAGTCCATCCTCCAGAATCACCTTTAACGTTGTGAAGTTCGCCCCCACCTTCCCACTTCATCACAATAGGAAAGAACTTATTCTTGAATAGCTCAAATTCCTCTGGGTGATTTCTTACTATATTTTTATAATAATCTAAGTTCATAATAATATGTATGTTTTTATATTTTAAAATATAGCTTTATGTATACTATTTTGTTTTGGTAAAGAACATGTGAACTGCCAATGGCAATGAAGCTATTAATTCGCCTTCTCCTGTGCTGTAATATGGAGTTAAGAACCCAATCAAAAATCCAACACCTCCAACAACAACACCTATAATACTTCCGGCTTTCATCATCCTATCAATTTGTTGAGCAACTAAAGCTGTGTAGCTTATTAATATTGCCATTCCGGTAGCTATCATGTGCGCTATTTGAATAAACTCTTCTGTATGTGTTACCGGAGTAATCAATATAAGTCCAAAAAACACGCAGCTAAGTATGTCAAAGTACTTAGTTTCGCACTTCCATAGTATCACATCGTTTCTATTTAAAGCATCCTTAGAGCGTATTAAAAACGCTAATGCAATACAAAACAAAAAACCGTCCAATAATGGTGTGTATAATGTTAACGCTAGTTGTGAAAAACTAGGGGCCTTGCTTATAATGGTCATCACTATAGCTAAGATAAATGCAATTATTCCTGAAACTTTCATTCTATGTCTTTAAGTTTTAATTCTTTTTTTAGTTTTTCCATATCAAAAGGAAGTCCTCCTACCACTGTATCTTTATTTAGTTCTATTCTACAAAATTTGAATACAGCTAACTCCTGAGTATCTTTCTTTACTATAAAGTATTCTCGGAACCATTCTCGATCTAAAGAGTATACAACCTTCATATCGCTTTTAGAATATCCATACGCGCTTGTAGTGTCTTGTAAATCTGAATCTTTTTTTCCTAAATAATCTATTCCTTCAAAACCAAGTCTACTTGTAAACTGTTTGTCATAATAATCATTAGTGCCTAGCATTATGAAGTAGTTCTTTCTTAAAAGCTTCTCGAAATAACTAACCTTCATATCATCAAAGGTTTTAATTGTGCTCTTTGCCTGGCTTTCGTATAGTGCCGCCTTTACTTCTGCAGTAACTCTAGCCTCTCTCTCTATGTAAAGCTTAATAGAAAGCATGGCTACAGGAACATAAACCAATACTTTGCTACGTATTATTCTTCTTACCCAAGCTTTCTGTCTCAATCTTTTTTTTGCGCAACGCAACCTGAAAGCTAAAATCCTCCTTTTATAGTTGTATCTACTTACAAATTTTGTTGTTCCCAAAAAAAAGGGGGGATTTTATTGTACATTCTATGGATCTGTTTTCGGTGTATTATCTCTGCTTGATTTAGTGTCTTCTAGGAAGTATTGAATAATCAAGCATATAATAGATATTGCTATTAATGTTTTCATATCCTTACTCTTTATTGTTTAATCCAAACTTGCTAGATAAGAACATTCCTAATTTGTTTCCTAAAATACCAAAATAAGAGCTTCCCCAAACTAGGAAAAATCCTAATCCAAGTAATTGCCAATCTCCACCGTCTAATCTAACCTTATCAACGTTAGAATTAATATACCCCATAGTTACAGGAATAAACGGAAGAAAGAATAAAAATAGTCCAGGTATTCTAAAGAATAATATCCAATAGTTCTCTGCTTTTGATTGTGTTTTTTCTATTAATTTTGTCATAATTTCTATATTTAATATCTCCAATAAATTAATTTTTGGTTTCTTGTTGATGTGCTTGGTTCTGGTTCGTAAGTGATACAATCCGAAACAACTTGTTCAATATAATTAAGAGTAGTGAACTCTAGATAATTTGAGTCCGCAATATTATTACTGTCAATAATTATATTAGTACCTGCTTTATTTGATACAGTTGTTAATTGTTGATGTATTTTACTACCTGAGCCAAAATTACTTCCGCATATAACCACGTCGCCAATTTCAGAATTGCCTATATTCCCTATTCTAATACCTGCGCCATTTACAAAAGTGTTATTACTCCATTTAGCATTTGCTTTATCAATTAAAGCCCAAGGATAATTTCCACTTCCATCAAATGTACAGTTTTTAATAACTATATTATCAAGGAGTCCATTTGGATCAGTGTCAAGTGGTCTAGCCCCTATCAACCCTGCTGGCTCTGCATATTGATAAAATGGATTGGATGTTGTTATTGATTTGTAAAAAACATTATCAATAGTTATATTATCCATAGCCATTTTAATACCTCTTCTAGTAAAAGCTGTTACACTTCCATTTTTTAAAGTAACTGAGTTATTTGTAATAGACATATTCTCGCTTGTATTATCGTCTACTCTAATAGGCCCTCCATCATCACCATAAAATCCATTCCACACAAAATCCTCTATCAATACGGTAAAAGTATTAGGAGGCATAGCGCTAACTTGAATGTCATAAGCTCTAGCTGATCCAAGGACATCACCTATAATACTATTATATTCGCTATACATTTTTGTGACATCGCAATTAGTAAAAGTGAAATCACCGTAATTTGTTAAGTTAATATTTATAGCCCAGCCAATAATACTGACTGTACTGGAATAAAAATCTAATATATCTACATTATCCGCAAAAACAGGAGACTCGACCTTAATACCATTTCTTTGAAAATCATTTCCATCTATAGTTAGATTCTTAAGTGTAGATAAACTTCTATCTGGTTTATCTATTAAAATTGCGTATCTATCTGCTACACTATTTACTGTTATTGTAGCTCCATTGAAATCTACTTCTTGCGCTCCAATTTGGTCTATATCTAAAGTTTCTGAAACTAAATATATTTCATTACCTAAAGGCTTAGTTAAACTACCACTATCTATCCATGATTGTAGCGCTGATGTGTCATCAACTGAGCCTGTACCATCAGTTCCTGGTATTTGACTATTTAAAAATAACGGAAAAAGTAAAATAAATAAATATTTCATTTTATTACTCTTTTAGTTTTACAGAAAAATTAGTTACTTGTACTTGGTCGCCTAAATCACCACCTACCACTCCAGATATAGGTAATCTATTTGTGTTAAATTCAAAGTCTAATCTATTAGTTCCTTCCATAGTAATCTCTGTGCTGTAAGTTTCCCAATCATTCGTCAATACATACTCCTGAGAACCACCAACAATACCCCCTTTTATAGTTACTAGTTTAGAACCTTCTGAACCTATTGATATTCTAGCTATAAACTGAACTTCATAAGTCTCACCACCTGTTAACTGAAAATTCCCTAAGCCACGTGCTAAATTATTTAAAGTTGTAGAGGTCGATTGCAATGCAAAATAAGAAACTCCATCTATAGTAACAGAAACAGAAGCTACATCTGCACTACTCCCTATTGTTCCTATTGTTGCATCCGTGTTGTTTACATTAGATAAAGCGTTAGCAGTTAAATATAATTCTGGGTTATCATTTACATAAGGTTCAAAAGCACCCCAATACAACCAATTATCAGAACCATTTCTAGCTATAGTTCCCATTTTACCTTTTCCTTCTAATTGCAGTCTATCTATAGTCAATCCGTTTGAATGATTTACAATAGTTTTACCGCCACCATTAGCCAAAATAGAAACAACACCATCTTCTTCAAAAACTCCTATTGCTTCCGTAGGTATGTTAATTCTCTTAGTTCCTGTAGTAGTATGCTTTATAATGCCGCCAAAATCAGTTTTAGCAATCGTTCTATCTGATGTTAGGCTAGATATATTTAATGCGTTAGCTGTTTCTATTTTAGCGTCTACAGCCGTTTCGTCTAATCCTCCAGAAACGTTGTAAGGAATTAAACTACCATCACTACCTACTGTACCCTCAACCGTTTGAGCGTTTAATCCTAACGAAAGGATGAAAAATAATACTATGTTAAATGTGTGTTTCATAATTTTAGTTTAACCTCCATCTTTTTAATTCAACTGTAACTTTAACTTTACCAGTAGAGTTAAAGTCTCCAGTACTTGTTCTTATATAAATACTTCTTGCGCTTGTTGAAAGGGATGTTTCGTTTATATTATTTATAGCTATTGCACCTGTTCCAGAAGCTTGAACAACTAAAGGGATTAAATTGTTTGCAGTTCCGGAAACCGTGCCTATAGAAACTGTAGTTCCTGCGTCTAAAGATGTTTGAGTTACCGCAATTACTTTATTTATTGCGTAACCACTAGGAATATTCATTGTCAGTGTTTGTTGAACTCCAGTACCTAGCGTTACAACCTCTGTTTTAATCCATGTATCTGTTTGAAATTCGTTTATTTGCTCTATTATATTGTTATTTGACGAATCATACAATCTAGCATAGTTATTGTTTGGATTTATGGCTTTTGAAAACAACATTCTAGGCTTAAGCGCTATTGGATCGCTATTTATATTTCTCCAGCCATTAATAGTTACTTCATAATTATTATTAGACCCACTATCCATAGTTGTATTGTCGTGAAATATCAACCCTTGATAATTAGAAGCTGCATCTGTGTGGTTTTCTATTGTATATGTCAGGTTTTTTATAGTGTTATTACTTCCTGAAACACCAATTACGCCAGTGTATGTAGTGCTTAATGTATTGCTAAATAACTGAATATTATTCATGGTTACGTTGTCTCCGTAAGATCTGCTAATTGGATATGTAGAAGCTATATCTGATAAATCTTTTATAACTATATTATCAAACAAAACATTATCCATTATACCAACAAACCTAAGAGGCGTAAATTGTCTTGAACTCTCAAAAATATCAGTAGTACTTTCACTGTACATATTTTTATAAACTCCGTTTGTAATGTCTCCAATGTCCGCTAATCCATCTCTTCTATATGACTTATATCCATCAACATAAACGTTGCTCATGTTATTTACAGTTTTCAAAGATGTTAAGTAGCCTTGATTATCTCTACCATCTGCCCTTACATCTGTTGTTCCAACCAAAAAACCATAATCAATAACATTGTTAATGTGTATATCTTTTGATTGATGATTTACTGAACCGTCATTGTTCAAATAAATTAAATGTGGTGGCGGCATCCAATAAGCTGTTGATCCTGCGTGTTCACCTCCTAGATTTGACCCGTCTCCATCTTGGCAATCAGTGAAGTAGTATGACTTTACATCACTCATGTAAAAACCCTGAACAAGTCCCTGAATCCCCATTATAGACTTGTTGAAGTCTATGTTTTTAAATGTTATATTTTCACAAACCGTTGTTGCGCCGCCAGATACAACTGATGTTGATTCTGAATATTGTTCAATTAATTTAATCCATCCTAGTGGATATGTGTTAGCTAAATTTCCCTCTGCATCAAAAACTACATTTTCAAACACTACATTCTTAGCTCCATCTAACCTAAATCCATATCTATAGTTAACTGGTGATAGCTTTATAGGTTCTAATCCGTTGAAATTAATACTTTTATTAGCTGTTAGATAGTTTTTTATTTGATTGTCATTTGCTAATGTAGAAGCGTCTGTATATCTTATTGTTGCGTCATAAGTGTTGTTGTATGAGAAAGTAATGTTCTTAAACGTAACATTTTCTTGGAGCGCAATGTAAAATGCAGGACTAAGTAAGTTGTTTATTAAAACCCTAACATCTTTATCTCTTCCTTCTATCCAAGTGTTTGATGGTATAAAAATTGATTTAGTTCCTGTTTCCTCTACATCTAAATTAATATCTGAATCAATCCAAATTCTCTTGCCTAAAGTATTAGCAGCCGCTAATGTAGCAACAAAAGACGCACGGTCATCGGTTACTCCATCCATTACTGCTCCGTAATCTCTTGGCGAAATGTAGTCATCAGGAACAGCGTAGTATAATTTCTTATATGTATCAGCGTTTATTTTTGCGTCAGTTATACTTGCGTCAGCAACCTCTTGTAATGCGGTTTCTGCTTTATCTAGTTTAGACACTACAGCCGCATCTAATTTAGCTTCGCTTACAGCACTATTAGCAATCTTATCAGTACTGACACTACCATCTACTGGAACTGTATTGGTTACGGTATAAGTTCGCCCCGTAGGAACTAGCTTACCTGTAGAGCTTACAATGTACTCGACCTTTTCCTCTGTGGTCTGAGCGTTTAATCCTAACGAAAGGATGAAAAATAATACTATGTTAAATGTGTGTTTCATAATTACCAAGTTGCGTATGTTACTGGAGTTCTTACCCATGTACTAGCTGCTGTACATCTATAAATATAATTTTCGTCGTATCTTATTTCCCCTACAACTCCAAAAGAAGTAGAAGTTGTTGGCGCTGCCGTTGTTGTGATAAATGAAGTAGCTTGAACCCTTCCGTTCACATCTAATGCTTGCGTTGCTGATGTTTTGCCAATAGAAACACCTAAATAATTTATCATTAAAGCATTGTCTAGCGGACTAGCCTCTATTCTTATTGCGGTTTTTGAGTTAGTCAAACTATATAACCTAAATCTTCCGTTAGTTTGGTTCTTTATTTCCCAATCCACCGTTGTGTTTTTAAGGTTTAAAGACGGTTCTCCTGTTGTTATTGACTCCATCCTAATATTTGGATTATCAGTTCTAACTTGATTGTTTATGTACGATCCTGTTGCACCCGTTAATCTATCCTCATCATCCGCTATAATTTCATAAGGATAGTATCTATTATCTCCTTCCTCTAGTTCAGTTGTAGTGAAGTCTGCTAAACTTTTTACTTTTCCATATTTATTATTTAATCCTTCTGGAATATCATCGGTTGTGAATCCGCTTAGACTTAATTTAACTGGATTTTTAAAGAAATTATCTTCTTGTTGAATCCACAAAGAACCTATAATGAAATTTCCCCACGGGCCCATATCGTCATATCCATATCCAGACAAATATCCACTAGTAGTCAATGACTTAGCGTAATACCCTTTAGAAGTATCAAACATATAAAAATCATATATATCTTGGTTTTTATAGTATAAGTTTGCAGCCGCAGCTACAACTGACATTTCTTTATAATCTTCTGAATCTAAAGGAATTAAAACATCGCTTGCATTTTTATAAAATCTTGTATCAGTCCATCCACCGTTAGACTCATTTCTATAGTAGTTGGTTTGACCTTTTAAAAATGAAAATATACTTTTTTCAGTTTTACCGTCAGTAGTACTTGTCCCTTCGTAAATAGCAGAGCCATTCATGAATTTTGTTTGACCTTGCGTGAATCCTATTACTGTTGAGTAGTTGTAAAGTTTATCATTAGGAAAATGATTTGTCATAGCATCTAAATGCGCTATTTCAACCATAGAACCTAAACTAGTCCATCCATAACTAACACCAGTTAAAGGGTTTGTGTCTGTGCCTCTTATTAATTCCCACCATGTGCCATCAGAATACAATCCATACTGTAAAGCTGTTTTTACATACTGTCTAGCCCAATGTTCTTTTTCTAAATCATTTGTCTCAACCGCTACAGCATGTATGAATGAAATAGCATCAAAGTTTCTGTTGTTGAAAATATCTTGCGTTACCGTAAATGAATGTATAACATCTCCATTAGAATCATATAACATAACTGGTTGAAGTGAACTGTTGTTGAAATAGGATAAACCTACATTTTCCCAATTTTCACCAATATAAAAATCTATTCTTGGACTTAATGTGTTGTACATTATTTCTCCTAACTCATAAATCCAATCTTTTATGGTTGTTTCGTTTGCTTCTGTTAAAACAGTTTGAACATCTTCTATTCTATTTAAAGAGTTTAACATCTTCTTAGCTTCAATACATTGAATCCATCCTTGATGATTACTATCTACTCTTTCAGGTGTAGCTACATAGTCAGTCCAAAAAGTGGTATTTAATGGATTTGCATTAACTGTTGCTAATAATTCAGAAGCAACAGCATTAGCTATTGATACATCATTAATTGTTTCAGCCTTTAACGCTGCTAAATGCAAACTATGTCTATCATTTGGCACAACATATTCACCTACAACTCCTTGTTCCACAGCTGTGAAAGAACCAAAAACAGGTCTATACAGGTCAGGATCAGAAATAAACTCTGTTGTCTTGGCGTCTATAGTTGATACATCATCATTAAATCCTGTTCCGAAATCATAACCATTTGTATATCTGTCTACAAACAAATCGTTTGCATCTTCTGTATATATGTAGTTTTTTATCACAGATTCAGCACCTACAACATCATCAATTTTATTTATTTTCTCATTAACTAAAGTAGATAATTTAGATTCAGTAACACTACCATCTACTATAGGTAGTTCAGCTATTGGAGAAATTGGATTTATAATTCCTTTACCTACATATCCTTGAGCTACCCTTTCTGCATCTGTTAAATTTTCTACTTCAGATAATAACGCTGTTCCTTTTGAATACTTTAAATCTACATCAGAAGAAAGTTTAGATACTGTTATACTTCCGTCTACAACACTTATACTAGTAGGAACTCCTGTAGGGTCTATAATTTGACGCCCTGCATTCTTTAATTTAGTAGACGCATCCATTGCGTTGTACTCCGCTAATGTTATAGGTTTAATTATATCAGACAAAGGAACAGAAGTTGAACCATTCAGTTTTATTGAATCGTCCGCTATTGTTATCTGTTGTGGATTAGGCTGTTTTATTTTAATAACAGTCTGTGCGCTTACTCCTGAAATAGTAAGTAATAAAATCGATAATATGTAAATTGTTTTTTTCATTTTCTTATCTTGTTGTTCCTGTTGCGTCTATCCAGTTTGTGCCGTTATACCATATTGGTAAATTAAGAGTAGTATCTAAGTAAAATTTTCCTGTAGCTGGTGAACTTGGTCTATTTGCGGTTGTTCCGCTTGTTCTTTCGTCTCCGTCTAGTAAAAAACTCTTATGACTTGTTCCATCATACGCCTTTGGTCTGTTTTCTGTACTGTTCCAATAAATTTGACCCTCAGCAGGAACACCTCCATCGGCAGAAGTTAATCTAGGAGTTAATCTAAATAACTTACTAAAAGAAGCATCCGCTGAAATATTAGCAAAGTCTATAACATTTAATCCAGTTATATCTGCTATTGATAATTCTGCATATTGACTAACTACATTTCCAGCGTCCTTTATCCAATTTCCATCCATTTGTATATCCTCTGTAGCTAAGTGATCCCCCAAGTTGTCACCACTACCACCCGAACCAATAGCAGCGTAAGTAGCATCCGCATATCCTTTGGTAATTAATGATTCAGCTCCTGTTGATGTTATTTGTGAATTTGATAAATCAGCGGTTATACTTGAAGGGCTTAATGTTAGCTTCATTATTTCACTATCGTCTGAATTTCCTGCTATTAATCCAGATCCATAAGGGTTGACGAAAACGGTTGATTGAGTATTAGAGTTAGCTAAAGCTAATATGCCATCACTATTAACATAGAAATTACTAGAACCTAAGTCATTGCTTCCTGCTTGAAGCTTAGTAGCCAACCCATCAAAAACAGCATTACCGCTTACAGCGTTAGTATCTCCATCTATAATAGTTTGTGATACTGTTCCAGTTCCGCTTGGTTCTCCGCTATAATCATATCCGTCAGGGTCAAACTCTAAAATATAACTTTCTGAATCGCTGCCACCTAAAACGCTGATTTGTACATCTTGTGCGGTTAATGGGTCATAAGTAACTAGATTCACAGGTCTATTAATTAAGTCGTTGTAATCCTTATCCCATGCAGAATATAAAGGGTCTGTTTCTGATTGTAAAGCACTGTTTAATGTTGTTTCGTTTGCCGTTGTAAACGGGTTATCTAAAACAATGTTGTCTCCAGTCCTTGTAAACCCTGGTCCAAAAGTTAAAGGCGGACTAACAGAAGGAACATCACTTAGGCTTGTATAGCTAATTCCTAAACCTTCTACGTTAGATTTAGTTAGGTTCGGATCTGTTTCTTGTGCTGATAAGTTCTTTATAGCAAAAGCATCTAATCTGTTTGTTCCGGTAAGTGATTCTAATTTTGCTTTTATGTTGGCCGGAGTAGTTGTTGGATCGGTTTCTGTTTGTAATGCTGAATTAGCTAAAGATTCTACAGTATCTAAATTAACCGGCTGAGTAATTGAAATATTATTAAGCTTATCCTGGTCCGCAGGATCTATTCCTGAAATACCGCTAGCTAAACTTTCAAAGATTACTCCGTTCCATTTTACGTGATACCCTAAATCTGCATTGTAATAAATGTCTCCTACCTTCTTTTTGGTAAGAGCATTTAATTGCACTGTGGTTAAGTTGTCATATCCGTAACCTGTATTCTCTGGTACCAATACCTGAGAATATCCGAAAGATATAGACATCAAAATCATTATTATGGTTATTTTATTTTTCATTGTTGCGTTATATGTTGATTCGTTTTTTATCTAAAACTTCTCCTTGCTCGTCAACCAATACTCTTTTGTCTCCAACAATCTTAGTTGATACATTCATTTCTGAATCTAAAATTGTAAGTATTCTTTTACCATCTATTTTTGTGTGAGGTTTTTTAAAGAATGCTGAGTATATACTTATTGCTAATGCTGCAGAAGAAATTATTAATACTGTTGTTGACATACCTACCTAAGTTTTACAATGAATGAAACATCTGAATCTGAAGTAGGTGGATAAACCTTAAGTGTGCAAATACATTTTGCTCCATCGTTTATTGCGGCCAAGTAAGTTTCTGGTAAATCTGGATCGTTTATTAAAACAGTCTGTCCTACTCTTGTTGCGTTATTGTAGTGTACGAAATCTAATTTTCCTGTTATGAAGTCTAATATTCCTGAAACAGAATATTGAACGGTACCTCCTGGATTAGTAGGATGTGTTTTTGGTAAAGAGCCTAAAACAGTGCCTCCTTCGACCATTTGTGTTAAAGCGTAAATTGCTTCATCGTTGATTAATGACATTGCTATAGGTTTTTTCTATTGAATACTACAAAAGTATAAAATATATTTATATTAATAAGTGTATTTTTGTAATATAAAACTATTATATCATAAATTTCATGAAAAAAGATTTAAAATTGAAGAAAGGAGAATTATCTGATAAAGAAGCACTTGCGAATTTAAGTGAAAGTACCAGAAAAACTATTATAGCAAACAAGGCTAAAATTTCAAACAGTAGTTCTAATCCAAAACTGAAGAGGAAATACAATCGAGAAGATAAGACTGTTCTCTATAATTTTGTGGAAGGGTATAATCTGCTGCAGCATTTGATTGTTGTAAGGCCGTTTATATGCAAACTATATAACATCAAACATTATTCGGAACTAGAAGCATTGCTTTATTTGTTCCCTATTCAGTTTTTTACATTAGATGATTTTAGGCAACTAGGACTAAAACAACACAACCTCCATATAAAAACTATGGAAGATTTAGGATATATCGAGCTGTGTGTTAAGAAGGTGGATAGCGCAGGTAATATCTATAAGCTAACCGAAAGGTCTTTGAATGCGGTAATGGATTTCTACAAGTATCTTTCTGGAGAAAAAACAATAACTATCAAATCTGATTTAAACCCTTTTAGAAGTAGTAAGGTTTCTAGGATTGATAGAATTAGAGAAAAACTTATGCTTAAATTAAAAACAGAATCTAAACGTAGTCCAGATAAGTTCAGGGAAAAACTTTATTAGTTTAGGTATATTGCACCGTCTAATTGTATTTTCATATTTACTTCTTCCATAGAGTGCGCGACAACAAATGATTCTCCGTTGCTTCCAACTTCTGCAAAATTATCATCATACCTCCTAACGTATGCTATTTGGTAAAACGTGCACTCTAAGTATTCACATTGGTCCATTGGAGTTATTGGATCAATGTCGTTTTCTATTCTAGTTATATCATCTTCCGGATAAATAAAAACATTTAGTGTAATCATGCATTAGTGTATAAATAGCGTTCCTACTTCTTTAACAAAGATACACTTTTTACCTTCGTGTGTGTATTCTGTAGCTTCAAATTTGTTGTAGTCGATAGTATCACCAACTTTTACATTTTCTACCTGCGATCCGATAGCTATAACCTTGGCAATATTTCTTTTAACAGAAGATTCGCCAACAATGATTATTCCAGATTGTGTAGTCTCGTTATCTACTATCTCAGCAAATATTTGTTTTTTAATTGGTTTTGGATTCATATCTTATTCAAAAAGTTAAAAAGTTCTTTATTCCATCTTGCATCTTCAATTGCGTTGTGCTGTTTTGATTTGTCTTGTTTTGGAAATTTTGGATTGTTTTCTTTAACTGACTTAGCTGTTACTAAAGGACATCCAGGGATTGTTTTAGCTACAACGTTTACTGAATCACAATATTCATCTAAACATTGCTTCAGGTCATTGCAATACATAGGAAATCCTTTTGGTAAGTCAATCATCTTGCCAAATAACCAACAGAAAACCACCCAATCATAATCAGCGTAGTATGCGTAGAATACAGGAGTGGGATACCCTCTTCTTAAATCTAATTGTGATTCCTCACTCATTCTAATAGTAGTAGTCCCAATAGTTTGTACTGGTACATCATCGTAGGTGAATTTTACCACCTCATTAGATATTTCCTTATTTGTTTTGCCGTATCTATTGATTAGATATTTCATAACTTTATAAGAAAAACCTTTTTCTACAATAGTGCCTATATAGATACCCATCCTTAATGATTTAGATGATTCTGCATCAAACCTTTTCAATAATTCATCAAATATAGGTCTAAGCACATTTTCTCTAATCCAGTATTCTTTTTTATACTTATAAACACCATTAGGAACTCCAAAAATATCGTAAGAAAAGTTTAGTCCTCGCAAATCTTTTAACTGATACCTGTTCCAAGCTTCTTTGAGGTTGAAGTCTTTGGATATAGCGTAATATTCTCTTCCGTCCTCTGAAACAATTCCAATAGAAATTAAGTCTATAGTATTTGGTGTTTCTCCATAAGGTATTCCAAATATTCTTTTCTTTTGTGGCCCCTCAAGGAACTCTGTATCTAGGAAGTAATTCATATCTATTTAATTTCTTTTAAGTTAACTTCGGTTCTTGGTTTAAATCCATATATCTTTTGAATCCTTATTCTGCAAATCCTAGAATCATTAGCAAAAACTAATTTCTCCATTGCATCTAATAAATTTTTAGTAGTGTTATCTATATCTGGTTTAGTGTCTTTATATATAGTTTCTCCGTCTTCTAGTTGTTTTAGTTTTTTCTTACTCCAAGATTTTAATGGAGGAAACACAAACAGAATATCCATTTGAATAGGACTGTCAATTATTTCAAATCCTTTTGGCAATTGCTCTCTTATCTGGTCGGCTATACTTTTGGCCGCATCTTTAACGGATTTCTTTTGGTAAGATGAAACGAAGTTACCTTTTTTCCCTTTAATTATTCTGAATCTAGCAGATTGTTTTGGCGTTGGCGTCCCTAATATTATTAGTGTTAGCATTTATGTTAATTTTTTTATCCTGTTATCTATACACTTCTTGACATTTTTAGCGTAACTAGAGTCTAATCCTAAAGAATCATATTCCTTTATTTTTTTCTCATACCTAGACTGCAAAGATTCTAGCTCAGATATTCTAGATTTATTTTTATTAATCTCCACAATTAATCCACTTTAGTAAAAAATGTTTCTCTTTTTAAGTGCTCTTCTCTATTGGCGAAATAATCGTCAATTAAGTTCTCAAAGAATGGGTAATCTGAAATATCTAGGCTTGCTAGTTTTGTTGTAACTCGATCAACGGCATTCATTAGGTTTTGGGAAGTCACATTATCCGCGTCATACACCTTATCGAATTGTCTTGATGCTATGCGCTCACATTCTCGATTACTCTTCTCTAGTGTGCTCTTAAAGTACTTATCGCCTTCGTAATCCACTTTAAGTTCGTCGTCTCCCTCTAATAGAAGTTGAGTAATGATAGTTCTCTTTACCATTTTTCTAGTAAGGCTAATCATTTTATCGTTATCCTCTTCCATGAACTTTTTTAATTCGTGTTCATTGATTCTAATCCAGGTACCGTCAACAATTCCTTGCTTAATTTCTCTTATGTTTTTCCTAGTGTATTTATTAGCTCTTCTTAGGTAGCAAATATCGTTTCTAGTCTCGTGCAAGAACACATTGAAAATTACACCGTTTTTATTCTTGATGTGTTGATCTAATAATTCTTCTGTTGTAAATTCTTTTTGCATTTTTCCCTTAGTTTAATTTATTATTTTAAAGCACTCTTCGCAAAATGCCAATTCGCTTTCACCTAAGTATCTTTCTTGGTCAGGTGGTATTGGTTTATCGCAATATGTACAATTCATTTATATTACTTCTTGTTTTTTCCAAAAATCTTTAGAATCTTTATCCTTGTTTCTTGTGTATTTGTCATAAATCTCTTCCATACTTAGGTTTCTTGGACTTGGATGTAAGCTTATTTTATTTACAGAAGTCAATGATTCATAGTACTTAGCAAATTTCACGGCATTTAATCCATTAGCTACTAAGTCTAATATTTCTTTCTCTTCTCGATATTCTTCTATTAAAGAGGATATTTTTACATTCGCTTTTTCGAAATCTACATCACCCCTATCTAGCTCGCTTGCTACTTCTAAAATTGCTTCTACCAAATTCGATGACTTTGTTTCTATTTCGTAGAATACTGTTTCGTTTTCTTCTTTGCTCATTATGTTTGTTTTAATATTGTTTGAAATTAAAAAACCAGTTACTTTTCACTGGTAAGCCAGTCAAATCGATATTTGTAGGAGTTTATGAATATATCACCTAATTAGCTCCGAACTTATGAAACAACCATACCGACAATCCAATCTACAGACAGGTAAATTTTAAATCTCCAATTAGGCTACGTATTTTTCTTAATCTCGTTGGTGATAACAAGAGTCTTGTTCATTTTTAAGTTTTGATGGAAATAGCTTCCAATGCTTTCCGCATCCTTAAACTCAATGAACTGTATATTTTCTATCGGCCAGTATGAATAAACCGTATCTTTTCTTTTAAACTTAATGTAAAGTGTTAAGTCTCCATCGTGGCCTATCTCTTTAATCTGTGAGCTCTTTACAGGAATCCATTCTATCTTATCCATTTTGGCTGTTTTTTACTAGTGAATCCCATAGGTCATTTATTGATACGACCTCTTTTTCTTTATATCTTCCAAAATCCATTCCGTACATGAAGTGGTTTATGCGGTCTTTAGAATCTTCTGCGCCAAACCAAGAAGCCATAACGTCTACCAATAGTTTTACAAGTAGTGAGTTATTGTAAGGATTAACTTCTGATTTAAGCAGTATACTTGCATCCTTTGCAAACTGAATGTCCGCGTCATGCTGCTGCTGCAAAGATGACATGATAGTGGTAAAGTTTTCTTTGGATTTATTCATCTTTAACGAATTGACCATTAACCATTCTGCCTGTACGGTTTTCGATTACATCTAAAGCCGATTCTAGGCAATCTAATGGATCTAAATACTGAAGTCCACATTGGATAAGGATGGTTACTAATATATCCCCTACAGCATCCTTAACTTCTTCGTCAGTAAATACCGTTTTCCCTTTTGAGTTTTTATAGCTAACAACTTCATTGTTTTTGAAGTATAAAGCCTCTTTAAGTTCCGCAACCTCTTCTTCTGTTTTAGAGTGTTGAGTTAAAGGAGTTGCCTTAGCTAGAATTCCTTTTACTGCCGCCCACTGTATAACTCTTGAATTAGCCTCTTTAAATCTATTTGTCATCTTTTCCCGATTTATTAATTTTTAAAAGACCTCCTACGGTTTCATAAGAGGTCTTTTGATTCTTACTTTACACAGCTATCCAACAACGCTTCTAACTCCGTAGAGTCTACTGCTCCTTTGTTAATATAGTTTGTAATAACTGTTATTGTTTTCTGAGTAGCTAACTTCTTAATGTCCCATTCGATCTTTGCAGGTTTAACTACAACCTCTTCTTTGGGAGCTTCTACTGTTTCTGGTTCCTTTACCTCAATCTCTTTGGTTGGAGTAACTTCTTCTTTAGCCTTAGCACTTGTTGTTAAGTCTAATTCCTCTCCGCTTGCCGGAGTCGATTTTTTTGATCTTGCCATTTTATTTATTGTTTGTGATTAATCTCTAGATTGAACGCGAATACTAAGAGTAGCTTCGTCGTTAAATTGGTTTAAGACAACTATTTTTTTTGCTCCATACGCACTATCATCAATACCTATTCCATTCGCGCGCATTTTAATGTGTAGGTCTTGCAAATTATTGATAATCTTAATCTGATCTGCATTCTGTTTTTCTAATGCCGTTATAGTTCTGTGTAGATTCAAGTAATCGTCTCCGCTTAATACTACTTGTTGAACTTTTAATTCGTGATTCATACTGTTTCCCGTTTAATTTGTAATAAGTATAAAGCAAATATAACCAAAAAAGTGGTTTATACTGGATTTGGAACAAAAAAAAGAGTAACTATTTGAAAATTCTATAGTTACTCTTTATTCAATCGTTTTTCCTTATACTCTTTGAAGTCCTCTGGCGACATATCGACCTTAGTTTTGTAGAACTTATTGATATACCTTGGGTTGATTATGAAATGGTTACGGCTAATGGTAGGTATCAATAGCTTATACTCTATAAGTTTTTCTTTACTAGACTTGTAGGAGTTGTTATTACAGAATCCTTTCATGTCTTCTTTGGTTATCCGGACCACTGCAGCTTCGTGAAACTCTCTGCTAAATTTTAGCATGGTTACTATTTTGATAAAAAATACAATGTCCTGATAACTTATTTTTCCTTCTTCGCAGTCATTGATTAACTCTTTCATTTTAAGATCGTCAATCATAACCTTATGCCGGTATGAACTAAAGCTATACGTAAAATAACCGTAATGGGTATTGATACGCCTCCAACACTTGGAAGCGTACGCATCAATCTCCGCAAGCAGTTTTCTTCCGTCCATTAAGGGTTATTCTATTTTATCTGTGATAGTGCTCAAAACACTCTAGTATTCTTTTTATTTTGTATTTCATTACTTAATTTTTAACACATCCACCGCAATGGCTTTCGTTTAATTCAGCTTCTTTAATCTCTAATGCTTTCTTTAGAGCGTTAATCTCTTTAGTCCATTTCTCCATGTAAAAGTTATTACTAGCCAATAGCTTCTTTTGGCTTTTAATGGTTTCTAATACATTAGCGTATTCTTGTGGTTCTAGTATTACTTTACCGTTAGATAGTAGTTTCATTACATTGATATGTTTACTTCTACTTCATCCGGTAGTTCTTGCCATGATACGACATTGTAAACGGAATTATGTTCTCTGCAAAGCCATACTTGACCAAACTCCTCATAAAAACATATATTAACTCCGTCAACACACATAACGTGTCTGAATCTATTATCTTTTGGTAATCTTTCTTTTACGCTTATGTATTCCATAATCCCCTTTATTTACTTGTTATTAAATCGTCTCCGTCTACTACCTTCTTGCATGTAGGGCAACTTACAAAAGAAGCCTTAACGCCTATGCCGCCCTTGCAATAAGGGCATTTGTATTTAGGCTTGCTAGTATTAAACCCCATTCTGTGCTTGATGTTCTCGTCTTTATATCCCATTGCTTATTTTATTACGTTACTTTCTATGGTTATTTCGTCCTTAGTTACAACAACAATAAATCCGTCGTTAATTACCACCAACGGAAACTCCTTCTTTATATACTTCATAACATGTAATGCTGAAGCTTTTAACTGTAATTCTTTAGCTTTTAAACGCTGTAGATTTGTCTCGGCAATCAATATGTCCTTCTCAACACTCTGTTTGTCTAACGCGATCTCCGTTAGTATTTCTGCCGGACTAATATCTTCGTTGCCTATTAAGTTGACTATCTCCGACCAACCTAATTCATCCGTTTTTATTCTAGGAGTAATTTTGTTTTCTTCCTTTATAACGGTATGGCCCTTTTTTCTAAGTTATCTTTTAGTTGGTTGTATGCTGATTCTTCGGTTTTTGCGTATACAACCGATCCTGGATAGTTCATCTTAAAGGCATCATATTTAACGCTGTCAACCTTGGCTATCCAATTGTATTCTGATGCTCCTTGTAATTCACTTGTTTCAATACTTAGTTTCATAATTTTAAATTTAGTTTTTAGTTGTTATCTTTTAATTCTTAACACAGAAGCAGCTATAGCTATTCCCACTATAGATTTTATAAGCCTTGAGTCTTCTCCTTCAAGGAACTTTATAATAGCTTCCTTATGATCCCTAAGAGATTCTATATTGAACTCTATTTGATCCTTATTTTCATTCTGGAATATATGACCAAAGTCACTATCAACCGTCAATGGTTTCTCTCCAAAAATAAATGGAAACTCATAATCTAATGTTTGTCTTTTTCCCATAATACTTAGTTTAACCTATTATTAAAAATACCGATAATGCAATCACCATTACTAATACAGTAAGAAAAAACCTTAATCTATAAACAAACTCTTCTCCAAATAAATCATTATTATCTTCTTTATGCATAATCCCTAGTTTAATTAAAAAAAGACCTAGTACAACCCTTCCTCAGCCTTCACCCTGATTCCAAATTATATAGGTCCTTGAATATCTTTCGCCTTAATGTGAAGGTCGGCCAGACAAATATATAATAAAACTTTTGATTCTAATATAAAAATCGTATGTAATTCCAATGTCTAACTTTCACTCAGGATGAAAGTTAGCATTTTACAGAATGTCTAAACGTCTCAGATAATGAAAGTTAGACACACCCTCAGCCCAATGAAAATATCGTAACTTATTAATAACCAGTAATATAAAGGAGAAATCCTATCTTACTTTATATAGTATAGATAGAAACTGCTGATTTTAAGAATAATTAACCTATATTTACATAACGGAAGTTTAACCCAAAGAAAGGAGACCCACATCTAAAAGGTATCGATTTATAGTCGGTGCCTTTTTTTATTCCAAAAAATCTCTCGTGATAATGTTGTGGGGATGGAGTACTAGTATCGAGCGATACCTGGCGAAAGGAAAACTCGAGATATTTACCCCACGGGGTGCGTTTTGATTTCTTCGCCTCTTAGATTTTTGACTTTTTGCATGCTACTAATTTGTGAGTTTTGAATCATACTAATTGTGCGTACTCCTACTATGGGCACGCCTTTTAGCAATTAACCTACTAATTTACAGAAAGTTACGCTTCATACGTGCAATATTTGAACAACCAATGTACAACCGTGCAATATATCCTAGCAATGGCGTACTATAATAAGGTATAAACGTCCAGATCTCGCTTAGTTCTCCGGATATTCACACCTTTTTTAATTTCTGCGTGTGTTTACGTGTTAGTGACAAACAAAACCCACACATCTACAATACTTAAAAACTACGACAATTACCCCTTATTTATACAGGTCTTTAAATAGTCCTATTATATAGGTGCATGTAAACCACAATAAGAACCCTTGTAATAGCCTTAATTCATTGACTTATAAGAAATATCTATTGTTATCAAAATAGCCATAAAAACAAGTGATAACGATTTATTCTCTTTTATTTGTGAGAACTGTATATAATATGTACTTTAGCCATGTGTAAGGGAATAACCTCAGTGTTTATAAGGGTTGCGAGAGACACAAAGTTCATTGACATATTGGTAAGCATAAAATTAGGCAGAATCTAATACCTATATATAAGGTATAAAAAGAGATTGTTTTAGCTCGCTACTAACTGCCTAGCTAATTAAAGAGTATTAACATTTAAAACATAAATATTATGAAGACATTAAACAGAGTATTAGAGAACACGAACAAAGTAGAGTTATTAATTAAGGTTTTATTTCTTGGAGTTATTGCGGTAACTATTGGGAGTTTAGTAATAGGATTGATTAACGGAGATTTAAACACGGATTATTTAAAATAAGAGAGTTATGAATGATAAATATAACCCTAACGGAACTAAAGAGGAAATAAGCTTAAATATTTTACATACTTCCGGAAGTTGCTATGTAAGTAATGAGGGTACTAATAAAAAACCTAATTACCATGTATGGAAGCCTAACGGGTGTTATTGTATTGTCGATAGTGCTTATTCAGATATAACAATTGCAGTTGCTAGGTGTAACTACATAAACCAATCAATTAAAAAATAAATAACATCATGCAAAGCAAAACAGGCCTGACAATTATACATGCAGGAGCAAGAGTAAACGTTTATACGGCTAAGGAGCTGAAAGAATTAAACGAGAAGAACAAAATTAATACCGTTATAAGGTATTTATTAGGTAACAAATAAAAATAAGGTTATGGAATTAGAAATAAATACCACTTACACCAGAACAATAAAAAATTCAAAACTATATTTTGAATATCTTGGTTACTCACTAGAAGGATTTAAACGCTTTTTAGTATGGTCCGACAAGTACCCAAAGAAAGAAGCAGTTTCTTTAAAGGATAGCTACATAAAAGACATGGAACTAACCAAATAAGCTCACCAGAAAAAACAAATTAATAAACATTTTAAAAGATACGATTATGAAAGCATTATTAACGAGTAATTACATTTACATTCAACCTTTTTCAGGATTTAGAAACGACAAAAAAGCACACGATAATTTTGTTAATTGGGTAAAAGAAAATCAAGGGAAATGGGTTGATATAGATACAAAATTTTTATTCTCCAATCAATATAATACTACGTCAGGTTTTAGAATATATGATACAATGATTGATAAGATAATTGACGATAAAAGACCAGAAGATACTGCGTTTTTTAAAAAGCATCCAGATGGCAAAGACACAATTAAAAAGGTAGATTTTAAGGACCATTTAAAAAACAAAAGATTTTTAAGTTGTTCGTCGGTTAATGGTAATTATTACAGAATATCAAGAAGAGAGAATATTGAGTTTATTCTAGTAGGAGAAAAAATATACTTAACTAATGGTATAGGGTACAGAACTATAAAAGAATCTGATCTATCCAATAATGAAATAAAAATTTTAAAGTACTGTGTTAAGCGTATTTTAAACAACGAAAATTTAAACAATTTATATAATATCTAAAAAACATTTAAGCCATGAAACAATATAATTTAAGTCAAAACGGAGAAATTAAATTCACAGGAACAGAAAACGAGTGTTATATGCAGCTACAAAGGAAACAGGGTCAAAGCGCACACTGGGCCATGAAGTACGAAGGATGGAAAATTGAAGCCGTTGCAGCGGCATAAAATAGGTTATTAGGCTGCAAGCGTTCGCCCTTAATTGGGCGGTGTTAACAATTAAAATTTATTAGATATGGAAACTACATACGAAACAGGCGCAACAAGTCACGCTGTAAACGATTTAATTCTTTATACCGATAACACAAGAGAATTAGCAGCCTTAAGGGATTCTATTTACAGAGATATTTTGAAAACTGGATGGTTTGGAACTGGTCCAAAATGGAAAAGATTTTCGCAACTTGAAAGAGTAGCAAGAAAACATTACATAAATACTTTAAAATCCTTTAACATAAATCCAACAGAGCAAAAAGAATTTTGTCAATTATATGTAAATGATTTTGAAAACTGGAAAAGTGAAAACAAATAACTAACCCAATCCTTAGATGCAAAGCGCATTTTATTGGTTCGCTACCAACTAAGGAACTAATTAATATTAATCATAAACAATATGAAGGAAGTAAAAGAAGAAGTTTTGCAAATCTGCAAAGCGTTTAACCTTGGAGAATATAAAAATATGGTTTCATATTCTGGAGAGGTAAACGGATTTATTAAAACGAGGTTTGAAACCTCAAAAGGAAGGTATAATCATTTTTTTAAAATCAAATAAATTAAACAACATGAAAAAAAGAAACATTTTATGCACAATTACGGGAATTTTACTACTTATATCGTCTTGTAGCTTCGCTCAATCGAAAAAACCTACATATATAGTCGATGGTGACAAGCTCGTTAAGGTAGAAACGGCCAAAACAGCAACCGAAGCGGTAAAAACTAAGTTTACTATCGATATTAAAGGAACTAGTTACCCAGTTTTTAAAAGTTCGCGCGGTAGTTTGTACATTTTACGGACCAGTAAGAAAACAGGAAAAGAGTATAAGCAGTATATTAATGTTGAAGAACCAAAAAAATAAAGGTATGAAGGACATAAAAATTAAAGATAGCACGGTAATTTTAACCGTGCTAATTCTTTGGGCAATAGGAATATTAATTAATATTTACGGTTTACTATTATGAAAAAGCCGACATTTAAAGACGTCTATTATTGGACGATTATTATAATTTTATCAATATCAATCTTATTATTGTTATAACATGGAAACGACACAAAAAAATTAGTTCCTGCCTGGTGGGAACAAAATAAGTGCCTAATAACTGGTGGAACTATTAGCGGAACTTTGCCGCCAAAAAGAGATCAAAAGAAGCAGTTTAAAAAAGAAACAAATTAAACAAAATACTATGTTTGGAATATTAGAAACAATCAGAGAAATAAAGGAAGAAATACCAAGACCGAATACTAACTATCAAGTTTTAAACGGACGATGGCACATGAACAATAGAACTTTTGAAGAGCTTTCAATAAATGAAAGGGGCGCACTTGTAGAACGAATTAAAACTTTTTAACTTATGGCTCAGACTTATATCGATCACACGGAAACAGAACAGGAAATCATTATGCAGTTTGCGGACTACGTAAGCGAAAGAATGCAGAATTTAGGAATTACACAGGGCTTTATTTCTCGAGAAACGGGTATAAGTCAGGGCGATATTTCAAAGATAATCAGAGGGCTAAAAAGGCCCTCTATCGTTACGGCATCAAGAATATTAAAAGCAATAAACGCAGAAATTAATTTTAACGCAAAAATATAGGTTATGGAAAATCCAAAAATAAAAGTAAAGATACAACATAGTCAAAAAAATTCGGCATGGAATATAATAGGCACAACACCTGGACAAAAATATAAAGTGGCTAGGATTCCGTATTATATTAATGAACAAAGCGAGATCCAGAGCACAAGAGAAAAATACGAAGCCTTAAAACATGCCGAGTTTATAGTATTTTGTTTTAATAACTCCGATAAGTTAGAGAAATTTTTTAAATAGAACCATAAATTAAAAACCCTTACTATATTACTAGTAAGGGTTTTTTTTGTGTCCTGTTTTTAAAGTTACGATGCCACAATTTTAAAATCGTTTAATTATTGTACTAAAGATCTTCGCCAGGATTGCATCCATTAGTATTTATTTTTGAGTATTTTTTTAAAAATCCAATTTGCTCTTCGGAAAGTTTGTCACCATACTTCTGAGTAATTTCTTCTGAAGTAAGGTGCTCTATTTTGGTATCAAAATATAATTCTTTCTCTTTATCTGTTAAAGGATCTGGATAAGATAAATTTATGTTACTATTTTTCAAAACCGATTCTTCGGTACTTCCTTTTTCAACTAGAAGTTTTCCGTTATGGAATACGAAGGCACTGCCACTAATTAAATCCTTCATAAATTCTTCAGTAGCAATTTCTTTTTTAACACTCCCTAAAAAATCTATTACATCTTGTTTTGGAATATCTTTGTTACTGTATTTAATTACAGTCTTACCACCCTGAATACATTCTACATTCAAATCTTTAATGTTAGGGTACTTGTACTCTATTAAAGATTCTATAGAAATTTCTAATCTTGTATCTCTCATACTAATTATTTTTATCGTTATATTCTGTAATTTTTTCTTTACAAAAAGGCTCGATGGTGTCACTAAATAAGTCGCTCAATTCTTTTAAATCTTCACTCCAATATTCTTCGTCAGTGAAGTATAATCTTCCTTCCCAAACTCCACGCCAAACATAACTTCCTTTTAATTTATGGAATGCTTTATTTTCATCAAAATCTTTTAGTGTTTTTTGCTCGTCGTCCTTATCTAAGTACCATAAAGTCTCAACTTGATCTTGACTTCCTTTGACTACATAATACGCAATAAAACTGATCCAACCTTCATTCATTTTAAAGTGAACAGCGTAATTTTCTGAGTAAATTATATTATTTTCCATACTACTTATTTTTTATGTTGGTTTATTTCTTTAATTCTATTTTCGCAATTACTTAATGCTTCCTCTAACTGAGCCAAATCATAATAAGGGAAGGAAGTTATTTTTCGTTTGTTGTATTTTATTGGATCCTTATCCCAGAACCAACTTAATTCACTCTTACTTTCTTCATAAAGTAACTTAAATTCATTCTCACTAATAGATACATCATTATATTTATCAAACCCAGACCTTCTAACATTTAGTTGATCTGATTGCATTAAATAAATATGCCTCACATCTTCCTTAGTCAAAGGAATACTATACCCTGGTCTTTTGAAATTATACCCACTATCTATAAATTTGTTTATCAAAATATAAAAATCTTTTTCGTAAAACTCACTAAATGTAAGCTCAGGGTTTGCTTTACTTTTTTCTTCTAAATATTTTTTTGTCTTTTTATTTTCCCTTTTAAATCTTCGGAATCATATATTAATATTTTCTTGATAGTTTCAAGAGCTTCTTTTTTGCTAATTTTCCCTACAACGTTTCTATGTCTAGGATTAGTCTCGTCATAAAAATTAACAAGAGGACCTAGATAGTTATTATCTCTAATATCCCTGTTGTCTACGTAATGGTTACTTATATTTTTCATCCCAAATTTTCTTTAAAACTTCCGCACTTTCTTTTTTTGTACGCTTCACATAATGAAGCATCATTTTAATATCTGACCAACCGCCTAAATCTGCTAAAATATGATCTGGAATACTGCCGTGCAAATTGGTAGCAAAACTTCTACGTCCAGAATGACTACTAATTAACTTGTATTTAGGGTAAACATCGACCAATTTTCTCTTTTTATCCTTGTCAAATAACTTTCCTTTAATTTCTTCGTCTATATCTGCAAGCATACACACGGTTTTTACGTGCTCGTTAAAATGTTTGTCACTATACTTCACTGGCAAAGCGCCAAATCTCTTGTTTAACACCGCTTTTACATGCGGATGCAAGGGAATTGTAACCCAACTGCCAGTTTTAGTTGTCATTATCTTGATATACTCCCCATCGATATTACTAATATCTAAGTTCTTATTGAAATCTGAAATTCTCAGGCCACTCCACAAACTAATTAAAAAACTATCTCTAATATTGTCTAGTGTTTGGTCGTTCGATAGATCCAGACGAAAAATTCTTTCTATTTCTTCCTCGTTTAAGTACGGAACTAAAATATCTGTCTCTTCTTTTTGCACATAAACACGCTCTTTAAAACTAGGATCTGTTTTTATTCCGGTCTTCTCTGCTCTGTTTAAAAAGAATTTAACGCGACCTACTAAACGTTTCGATGTCGTAGGGGCAAACTTAGCTTCGTCACATAGATAAGTCGAGAAATCGTTTAAAACAACACTATTTACATCTTTTATACGGTATCTCTTTCTTGTAGAACTGTTTTGAAAATTTTTAAAGGCCAATACGAAGGTGTCGTACTGTTGAATTGCTCTTTTTGACATGAATTTATTCTTTTCTGTCTTCCAGGTCGGTGCAATTTCCTTCAACCAATACTCACAAAAATCTAAGTAGTACACAAAATGCTCACGAACTTTGTTTCCTTTCTCTTTTTCTGGACGATCAAACAGGTCCTTAACAACTTCTTCTAGCCATTGAGGATCGGTAACTTCGCCATTCATATAAGCAGTGTTATACTCGTTTAAAATATCAGATTTTAAGCGTTCAAATTTAGCCGCTTTAATCATTCTATCTTCTATTTCGCTAGAGTTTTTGTAGTTCGATTTTTTATTATCCCAATGGTTTGGATTAACAAAGACTTTTGTAGGCAAGTAGAAGTTGTTCTCCCTTCCTGCAGAAAATCGAATGTTTAAATTGCAAGGGTTTTTCTTGCTTCTTGTTACTAGTCTTATTGTTGCCATTTTCCCGATTGATTTAAAAAATTAAAAAGGTAAGCTATTTTCTATAATTCCGTCTGAATGAAATTTGATTCCATCAATTAAAATATGAGGCCTAAAGTTTTTAACTCCATTAAAAGATAGTTTGTTTTCTTTAGCGTAATTGGATGTAGTTTGTAATTTCAACTCTTGTGCAATTAATTGAAGTAAATTTTGCAATTCTAAAGATGTAAATTTACCATCTATTATATTTAAAGTCACTTGTTTTGCAGTAGTTTCCATAGATTCAGTTTTTTGAATTAGTTATATAACATTGTTGTGCGTAATACTAATCCTCGTTTTCAAAAGAATCTTTTACACCACATATTTTACATTGGTCATATAAGCAAGGGTCAAATCCAATATATCCTACATAGGTACAAGCAACGCCTTTTGTTTTTGGTGTGCTTCTGTAATACTTGCAAGTTTTTATCCAATATCCATCAGTAGGCTCTTTAGCGTTGCGTTCTTCATCATACTCATAACAATACATTCCGTCAGGAATACAATCCGTACTACGCACAACACCAAATAAACGCAATAATTTTGCGTACCTTGTTTCAAACCAATACCATAATAATCTAAGTTTCGTTCTCATATCTATCTTTCTGTTAAATTACTGCGTTTATTCAAACCGTTATGTGTAATTTTCTAAATCAGCTTTAGTATAACCTACTGATTTTCTACTTTCTTCTCGCATTTCCTCACACGCTTTTTTATCCCAACCAAAGTCGCTATCGTCATAGTGTTTTAATCTAACTAAGTTCTCAATTTCAGCTAAGTTCAAACTACACATAACACCGTATAAAGCAAATAAATCATTTACTAAATCTTCGTTTCTTATTTGGTTATAAGCTTCCCCAACTCCTTCGTTTTTGTGTTTTTGCAAACATCCGTAGTCTTTTAGCACTTTTTCAATCTTATTTTTTAATTCCATAATTTACAGTTTATTTATATTTACTTGCCTTATACAATTACGTTAGCAAAAAGGCGCAAACTCTATACTCACTCAAACGTGTTAACTTGCGCCCATTTGCTAACACGTAATATAAAAAATTGCTTTAGGTCGTTTCTCTTTAATTAAGTTCGTTGCTCAATCGAAGAAAATAAAAATCACTTTTCGTTTTCCCACTTACTTACTTCTTCTTTACTAAATCCTTTTTGTAAGTCTTTTAATGTAAACTTTGCAATTCCTTTTTCTATTGCTTCTTTGCATCCTTTGTAAACAAATTCATTGTCTCCGCTATCTAACATAATTTTTATTTTTAGGTTTATCTATTAATTTTCGTGCTTAATTCAGCAACTTTTCATATTACTATTCGTTATAAACAATTAAAAGTTCCACGCATATTTTTTAAGGTTCTTGATTACCCTACGCATTGCATTTGCTTCATTACCAAAGTCAATTACAGTTGCTCTGTGTTTCATTTCTAATTGTCTAAATTCTTGACTTTCTTTTTTACCTAGTCTTGCAAGTGAAGCCATTTCTTGAAGGTCTTGCATTCTTTGATCTTGCAGTTGGTATTTTTTATCGAAATCAAATGCAATGCTTACTAATTCGTTTATATAATCTTGTTTTGTCTTTGCCATTTTAACAGTATATAACACCGTATAAAAACAAAAGCGGTTTATTGCTTTATCGGTGTTCATTATTATTTATTTTAGTTTGTTATGGTAGCGACATTCGTGTCGTCACCATCCGCTTCAATTCTTATACGCGTCAGTTGTAAACAAGCGCACAATCATTACGCAATCTTTGTAAATAGGTGCGCCAGTTTACAACACGCTATATAAAAAATACTAAGCCATTTCTTTTTTAGGAAAGCTTCTAAGTCGTTCTAGCTTACTTTCTAAAATGGTTTTTAATTCCGTAAGTATTTCCACATCTACACGCAAACAAGGATCATAAACTTCAAGGCAAATTCCTACCTCATAAATATATGCACCTATTTCATCTTCGGTATAGGGTTCATCATCAAAATCACATTCAGCATTTTGCACTAAATCAATCGTTTTTTGTTTAACATTTTCTTTCCAAACCTTGTTTTCTAATTCTTGTAAATTCATCGTTTATTTATTAAGTTAATTTATAATTCAATCGTACTTTTCATATAGCAATACGTTAGTATTAATACTAACTTATATCTAATTCATAACCATTTTTATTAAAGAATCTTTTTATAATTTTCAATTCTCTATTCATGCTTTTATCAAAATCCGGAGCGTCATCCGATGATTCAGTGTCACTACAACCTATTGTAGCATCAATCGTTATGCAAACCTCTTGTATAGCTTCTAATTGTCTTTTTGTAATTTCTACTTTCATAATTCATTTATTTAATTTCTGTAAATATTTGTAAAGAAGTGTAAATATATATCCAAAAAACATACTGTGCAAGTATTTCTTTTAAAAAACGTATTCTAACTCCGGGCACGGAGCCAAAGAAGTCAATGCAGTACTGGCGGCACTTGCAGTCATTGGTCCAATGAAATTTGAACAACCATTGAACAACAATTATTTTTTCATAATAAAATACACAAGTTTACAAATATTTACATATATTTGAACTCAATAATAATTTAATCTAAAAAACGTATTATGAAAAACAAAGGATTATCAGTTGTAGTAAAAAACGAATTAGAGTTTAATTTAATAAAGGAGTTTTTAGGAGCAGAAAACTTATACATTAGTTTTGTCCCTCAAATGGCCGAAACAAAAACATCTATTGTTATTTTCGCAGACAATGACACATTTCTATCTACAGGAACAGTAGGTAGTGCCGAAATGCAGGAAAAGAACGGGATAAGAGTAGTTGAATTTAATGACTTTTTTAAACTAACAGCATAAAAATAATATTATGAAAACAGAAAACATCAAAAAAGCGCTTGAAAGTGTGTCTGGAACAGATCTATATAGACCTTTATTTCATAAACCATTCGCTATAGGTCTTTATATTTATTCAACAAATGCATGTGCAATGCTTAGAGTTCCCAAGTATATGGTCGATGGGTATAAAGTTCAGGAAGACGATTCTCTTATCCGTAAGTGTCCATCTTTTTTTAAAGAAAAATTCATTAGTTCTTTTAATATAAAGTACAGTGTTTTATCAGACATAGAAAAGATGATACCTACTGTAGATGAATATATAGAGACAAATACAGATGGAGAATGCAAAGAATGTGAAGGCAGCGGAGAAGTTGAATGGGAATTTAAAGGACACTGTAGAGATTTTGATTGCCCTGTTTGCGAAGGAGAAGGGAATATTCCTAAATCTAAAAGAACAAAATCAGGACGCAAAATTTTTGACGAAAATTCTTATATAGACATCAAATCAACTAGGTTAAGTTTCTCCAGAATATTAGAACTGAAAGCTATATGCGATTCTTTAAACATTGACTTAATTGAAGTTTCAGAAATATTAGAACCATCTAGCCCTGTATTATTTAAGATTGGCCCCTCAGAATTAATTTTAATGCCAGTAATACAAGCAAAAGAACAAAACATAATTTACACAATAAAGAACTAATTAAAGTTTCATAATACCAATAATTTTACATATTTTTACACTTCTTTACAAATAATAACAAAACTATGAAATCAGATGAAAAACCAATAGCAGTAACAACAAAAAAAGCCTGTGAAATGCTTAATTGCAGCCGGACAACTTTCTACAAGAACTTTAAATCTAAATTAGAAGTTCATAAATTGGACCTTAAAACAAACTTATTCACACTAGAAAGCGTCCAGAAGCTAATTGACGAAACCAGGAAATTCAAAATAGTAGATTAAACAATAATTAAACATCGGGAAAAATGAAACACATTGAATTAAAGCGATTAGAACTTCGTTACTTTAAAGGAGCAAAAGAAGTTAATATCGACTTCAACCACATCACAAGTATTTTTGGTGACAATGGTACTGGAAAGTCCACCATTGGAGACGCATTCTCTTGGTTATTTTTTGGTAAAAATATGATTGGAGAATCGGACTCTAAATCTACAATCAAAACATTAGACGAAAATAATGTAGCTATTCCAAAATTAGATCACAGCGTTAAGGCTATTTTAGATGTAGATGGAGAAGAGATTACACTTACCAGAATTTTATCCGAGAAATGGACCAAAAAGAAGGGTGCATTAGAAACTGTTTTTGAGGGAAATATTACAAAGTATTTCTACAACAACGTTCCGAAGTCAAAAAAGGAGTATGAAGAAAAAATAAGCAACATACTTGATGAACTAATTTTCAAGATGATTTCAGATCCTTTAGCTTTTAATGCACTTCACTGGGAGAAGCAGAGAGAACTTTTAATTTCAATTGCAGGTAATGTATCTAATTTAGAAATTGCTGCAGGAAACAAAGAATTTGAGGCCTTACTATCCAAATTAGTAGGTAAAGACCTGGACGAATATAAAAAAGAACTTGCTGCAACACGTTTACTTCACAAAAAATCTATAGAATCTATTCCAACTAGGATTGACGAGCAAATTAAAAGTAAGCCAGAGGGAATTGATTTTAAAGAAGCAGAAGGCAAAAAAGTTGAGTTAGAAACAAAAATTGCAGAAATAGACTCTAAAATAGATGACAAAAACAAAACTGTAGAGATTGCCAACGCAAAAAGAAACGAAGTATCTAACGAAGTATTCGCTTTAAAGACTAAGAATCAGAACATTGAGTTCGAGGTTAAGAAAAAGGTTAATTCATTAGCAGGGCAACTAGAGGATCCTATCTCTTTATTAAATGCAAAAATTTCAGCAAAGGAGAATACTTTAGAAAAATATGCAAAAGGAGTTTCTGATTATATTTACGAAAAACAAAAAGACCTAAACTCTATAATTGAAATAGAAAACACTCTTTCTAAATTAAGAAAAGATTTTGATATAGAAAACGCTAAGTCTCTTAAATTCGACGAAGAAAACATTAACTGCCCTAGCTGTAAAAGGCCTTTAGACTCAATTGATGCTGAGTCTAAAAAAGAAAAGATGCTTCTTGATTTTAAGGAAGAAAAAAACCATACATTATTAAGCATAAACACAAACGGACAAGCTAATAAGTTAAGAAAAGAAACTTTAGAATCTAGGGTTTCCGAAACTTCAAAGAGAATTTTAGATGGAGAAAAACTTATTTCAGAGACCAAAAAAGAATTAGAATCTCTTAAGGAGGAATTAAAAAAAGAGAGTGGAAAAGAAAGTGTTGATCCTGTAAATCCAGAAGCGGATGCAGCAAAAATTCTTTCTACTCACAAAGAGTACCAAGCAAACATTGAGACTATTACTACTCTTGAATCTACACTAGAAGAAGCTAAAACTGTAGATATTTCTGATTTGAAAGTTCAAAAAACAGCTATTCAAAATGATTTACAAGTAGTAAACGATTTACTTTCAAAGAAAAATCAAATTGCAGAAATTGAAAAAAGAGTAGAGGAACTATCTAAAGAGGAATCGAAATTAGCGCAACTTATAGCAGATATTGAGAAACAAGAGTTTGTTGCTCAGAGTTTTACAATCGCTAAAGTATCTCAAATAGAAGACAAAGTAAACGCATTGTTTGAGGTAACTAAATTCAAATTATTTGAAACTCAGGTAAACGGTTCTGAAGTACCAACTTGTAAGGCCACATATCTAGGAGTTGATTTTAACATCCTTAATTCCGCAGGAAAAATACATTGCGGTACCGAAATAATCAATGCACTATGTAAGTTCTACAAAGTACAAGGACCTATTTTCTTAGACAACGCAGAGAGCGTTACCGAGACACCAAAAACTGATAGTCAATTAATCAGATTAGTAGTAAGTAAACCAGACAAAACATTAAGAATAGTGTAATGGAAATGTATATGTATAAAATTTTTAATAAAAAACATATTAGAAGAGGTGTTATTCAAGATGGTTCTAAATATAAGCAGACAACCCTTATTATATTCCCTGAGAATACATCGGACACTGTAATTGTTACAACAAGAATAACTCAAAGTCAAACAAAACCTGATGATTTCAATAAATTTATTAGAACATATAAAGGAATTAATTATTGGGAATTGACTTATGCTAATAGAATTCAAAATTATATTGATGTTAATCTATTTATTCATCAATACATAAACACTATTAAATTAAAATATAGAAAAAAAATAAATAAACAATTAAACAATAAGCATGAGTACAGAAACTAAAAAGACTACTGCGGTAGCTACGAAAGAAAAAGACATTACAGCAATTGTCTTAAACAAGATAAATACTTTTAAACAGTCTGGAGAACTTAGACTTCCGAAAGATTATTCTGCCGAAAATGCATTGAAATCAGCTTACTTGGTTTTAAATGAATCCCTTACAAGAGATAAGAAGCCTGTTTTAACAGCTTGCTCCCAAGGAAGTATTGCAAATGCACTACTTAAGATGGTTGTATGGGGCGTTTCTCCATTGAAAGGACAAATATACTTTGTGCCTTACGGAGACAAGCTAGAAGCGTCCGTATCTTACTTAGGAAACGTAATGATGGCTAAGAGATACGGTAAGCTTAAAACTATAAAAGCTAACTGTATTATGAAAGGCGATGAATTTGAGTTTGAAATCGTTCCAGAAACAGGATTAAGAAGAATTGTAAAGCATAAACAAACGCTTCAAAGTATTGGTTCCGATGAAATTATTGGAGCATACGCAGCATTTGAACTTGTTGACGGAACTATGGATGTTGAAATAATGAACATGGACCAGATTAAAAAATCTTGGAACCAAGGGGCAACAAACGGTGGTTCTCCGGCACACAAAAACTTTCCGGATCAAATGGCACAACGTACTGTATTAAACAGAGCTTGTAAAATGCTTATTCGTTCAAGTGATGATAAAGTTCTTTACGATGATGTTGACAACGAAATTGATGTTGCTAAGGAAGATGTTAAACATGCTATTTCTGAAAATGCCAACACAGATGTTATCGATATTGAGCACGAAGAAGAAACGAATGACGATGTAGACACTACTACCGGTGAAATCATAGACAAGAAGTTTTAATGAAATTAGATGTAATTGGCTCAGGAAGCAAGGGTAACTGTTATCTACTTACAGATAATGATGGTGTAATGCTTATTGTTGAAGCAGGAGTCCATCCAGTAGATATAAAAAAATCCATTAACTATAATCTTGAAAACGTGGCCGCGTGTATAGTTACACACGGCCACCAATGACAGGACCATTGCAAAGCCATAAACCACTTGGCAGCTTCCGGAATCGGCATCTACGCATCTAAAGGAACATTGGAAGAAACTAATATGATTGGCCACCATAGGTCAGTCATATTAGAACCAATGAAAAAAGTAAAAATTGGACCATATACCGTATTAGGTTATCCTACAATTCATGACACCAAAGAACCGATGGGATTTATTATAAATCATCCTGAAAGTGGAAGTATTTGTTTTCTAACTGATACGGTATATTCTCCTTTTAAATTTGCTAACATTAGCCATTGGATCGTAGAAGCTAATTATTGCGAAGATATAATTGAAGAAAAAAGAAAATTTGGACTAGAGAACCAATTCTTAAGAGATAGAGTACTTTCTAGCCACATGAGTTTCCAAAACTTACAAGATATGCTTCGCGCGAATGACTTATCAAAAACAAGAACAATAACGTTAATTCACTTATCGGATAGAAACTCCAACGAAATTGAATTTAAGAGAAAAATCGAAGAGGAATTTATAAAAGAAACATATATTGCAGATTCGGGATTAAGTATTAACCTAAATAAATACGCATTTTAACATGAAAAGAAGTAGTTTTTTAAAATCCTTATTAGGTATTGCCGTGGCTCCTATAGCTGCTGCAAAAATTATAGAAGAAATTAGTAAACCGAAGGAAATATATCAGAACATTCCAAATAAAGTATATCCAAGAGAAATATTAAGTAATGATATTGGATATACTTGGTATGATAATGAAATAGAAAAGACAAATGCAGAATTTAATATGAGGTTTGAGCATTTTATAATGAATAGAGAACCATCTGAAATTAACTCATCAACCCCAAGCCTACTTGATAACGAAAAACTAACATAACATGAGAATATTCAAATTTATACACGAAGACGGAGAAATGGATATTGTTGCCGCAGAAACAGAATTAACAGCAACAATAATTCTTTGCGAAGAACAAAACATAGATATTTCAGAACTAAGAGACAGTAATGTTAAAGAGATCAAAAAATGTAAATGGGATGAAATATACCTGGCAGACGAAGAAGGATCTAAGTTCCCTACCATAAACAACATGGACGGAAAAACACTTAAAGATTTAATCGCAGAAATTGACTATGGGCAATACATAGCAGGAACCGGAAACTAATAACACAAATGATTCATTTAACTTGCATACTAATTTATATTGCATTAATATTGGTTGCTAAATTTTGGTATAATTACAACAATAGAGAATGAAAACGAATCACGGAGAATGGATTACAACGCTAGATTTTGAAAAGTTATATACTGACATTAGAGTAAAATTAAACTCTGTAAATAAGTCGTTAGAGTATCTACAAAAAAAAATTGAAATAGATCGTAAAACCATATACAATATACGTCACCGAAAGTTTATAAGAATGGAGACTTTTTTCAAAATTATTAACTGGCTTGATGTTGGAGCAGAAAATTACATCATAAAAAAATACATTAGAAATAAACCAAAAGAAAAAACAGAAACAATGTTATGGAATTAGAAGGAAAAATTATAGTAATTGGCGAAACAGAGACTTTCGGAAATAACGGTTTTAGCAAGAGACAACTAGTGATAGAAACGGATGAAAACTTTCCGCAAAAACTAGCCATGGACTTTGTTAAAGATAAAGGAGATTTATTAAACAGCTACACGATTGGTCAGTCAGTAAAAGTTGGTATAAACCATAGGGGATCTGAATATAATGGGAAGTACTACGTCAACCTCCAAGGATGGAGAATTGAACTACTTGGCCAACCAGAGTCGAAACCAGAATCCGCAGTAGATAAATACGAGGCCAAAGAAACTCCGGCTGCAGAAACAGAACAATCAGAAGAGGAAGAGGATGAGCTCCCATTTTAATAACTAACTGATTATTAGTAACTTACATTAATAAAAAGCATCAAAATTAAAAAACTTGATGCTTTTTTTATGCTTAATGCAAAACATAACTATATATTAACTATATTTGTTCAACATCAATATAAAAATATGGCAAACATTAAAAAATCACGAGAAGAAAAGAAGATTGCAAAAACTTTTTGCGTAACCACTGGACCACTAGAAATATTCCAGGAAACATGTAAAAAATTAAAAACAAATCCAAGCCACGAGGTAGATAATTTTATCTCAGAGTTTAATTTAAAAAATCAATAATTATGAAGATATTAGTAGCCTGTGAAGAAAGCCAGGAAGTAACCAAAAGGTTAAGAGTAAAAGGACACGAAGCGTTTAGCTGTGATATTTTAGAATGTTCCGGTGGGCATCCTGAATGGCACTTGCAACAAGATGTTACCGAACTATTAAAACAAAAATGGGATATGATAATAGCATTTCCTCCTTGCACTCATTTATGTGTAAGTGGCGCAAGACATTTTAAAGGAAAAAGAGAAGATGGTAGGCAAGAAGAAGCTATTGAGTTTTTTATGAATATTATAAATGCTGATTGTGATAAAATTGCAGTAGAAAACCCTGTTGGAATTATAAGCGGAAAATATATATCTGAACATTTTCCAGACTTACAAAACAAATATAATTTTCCTATAAAATTTACTCAAAAAATACAGCCTTATGAATTTGGTGACCCAGTTAAAAAAACAACTTGCTTATGGTTAAAAGGCTTACCGAAATTAGTACCTACAAATAACGTAGAAGATGAAGTTAAATATTACACTACCAAAAATGGAACAGGTAAGCAAAGCGAATGGAACGCAAGACAGTTAGTTATTGATGGTAAGAAATATGGATATAGCACACCCGAATTTAAAAAACATAGAAGTAAGACTTTTGAAGGTATAGCAAAAGCTATGGCTGAACAATGGACTGAAAACATTAACCTAAAAAATCAATAATATGGAAAGATTTATAGAAAAATCAACGGTAAGTCATGATTTCATTTTGAAATTGGTTTGCGAATACAACGAAATAACTCCTGAAGTACTTTTTTCAAACACAAGAAAAAGAGATTTAATGTATACTCGGCAGAAGTTTTTTTACTTATGCTACACATTTACTAATTTTCATTTAAAAAGAATAGGCCATATTTCATTAATATACGGCAGAAATACACCTTACAACCACGCAACTGTTTTGCATGGATATAAAAAAATTTCAGATCATTGCGAAATTTATAAAGACTTAAAGGAGGAAATAGACTTTTACATTAAAGAAATTAAATATAAAACCACCGAGATAAGCAAAGTAGTAGTTCAAGATTTCAATTTACTAGACAACCTTAAAAGATACAATAATACAGATTCGTATATAAACGAAGTAGTAGTCCAAGACTTCAACTTATTAGATAACCTTAAAGTAGCTTAATTATGAAAAAAGAATTTTTTAAAACAGTATTAAAAAACACAATAGACTCCGTACAAGAGACTTTAGGGGTAAAAGCAATGGAATACGTAAGAAACGACAATGCCATGCACAATTTTGATGTAGGAGCCAGAATAACCGGTAGTTCAAGAGAGCAAGTATTGTATGGATTTGCATTAAAACATCATATCAGCATTCAAGATATTCGCGATGACATAGAAAAAGGAATACTTCCATCAAAAGAAAAAGTAGAAGAGAAGTACAACGACGCTATAAACTACCTTATACTAGAAAAAGCTTCGGTGCTAGAGCGTATAGAGAACAACAATGACACACTATAAAGCAATACTAACCATCCAGAAGCGTATTGCAGACCTTCAGGCAGAGATAAAGAACTCCGAAAAGATAATAGATGAACCAGAAATGCAAGCGGATCTATTCTATGCTAATAACGATATAGAGAATTTCAAAATGGAAATAGCACAACTCACTACAACAATGCAATTTTTAATAAAAAAATATAACATGAATCATTACTTCAATAAAGACTGTCTTCCTGAACTAAAAAATTTACCAGATAATCATTTCAATATTGGTGTTGTAGATGTTAATTACGGCATAGGAGAAAGTTCTAAGAACCATAACTCAAGAAATACTCCTGTAATGCAAAAAAATGGAACCATATCTAAAATATCTAATAAAAACTACCACATCAAAGATTGGGACAACCAAAGACCATCTAAAGAATATTTTATAGAACTTTTTAGAGTTTGTGAATATGTTATAATTTGGGGAGGAAACTATTTAACTGATTTGCTTCCTGAATTTTCTTCTGGAAGAATAATTTGGGATAAATGTAATGGAGATAATGATTTTTCTGATTGTGAAATTGCATGGACTAATCTATTTAGCAGTACAAGATTATTCAGATATATGTGGTCAGGTATGATGCAAGGAAAATCAATACAAGAAGGACATATAATGCAAGGAAATAAAAAATTAAATGAAATCCGAATACATCAAACTCAAAAACCAGTTAAATTGTATTTATGGACTGCTCAAAAGTTTTTTAAAAAAGGATGGAAAATACTAGACACCCATGTAGGTAGCGCTAGTAGCCTTATAGCTTACGAAATGCTTGGTTTTGAATATATTGCTTACGAAAAAGACATAGACCACTACAAAGACAGTTCTATTCGGTTAGATAATTTCAGAAAACAACCAATGCTTAACCTAGAATTTTAAAAAAATATAAAAAATAGTATTTAATTTAAAATAATTTTATACATTTGGTGCTCAAATTCTCTCACAATGAAAAATATTGATTATGTACCGCTAAATTACCAGATGCTTGTGAGAGGGCTATGGTTTTTTAGCGGTTTTTTTTATTCCTAAAAATAATGGCTAAAAATAAAAATAAAATACATAGACATCAAGTATATGAAAAAAGTAAATATTCTTGTGTTTATTGCGGTATAGAATTTAAAGTTCCTGAAAATTGGAATACTACAGAAGCACTGCATAATGGTGAAATGTTTTTAGAAATAGATCACATAAAACCACTTTCAAAAGGAGGTTCTGACGAATTACAAAACAAACAAGCTTTATGCCAAAAATGTAATAAGGATGTGATAATAGTTGTAGATAATGGTAGTGTTAAAAGTAGTAGTAAAGGTTCTGATGAAGGTAGTGATACCTTATCTAAACTACTAAACAAAGAAACTATTAAACTATTAAACAATAAAACAAATTGTGATATTGTAAATTCTAATTTAAAAGAATGGATAAATAATTTTAAAAAGAAACCAAAAAATGAAGATAAAGATTTTAACTTCAAAAAAATCTTTTAGAAATTGGAGTAGAAGAAAAAGTTGCAGCTTCTTGGATTTCTGTTAGAAAACAAAAAAAGCCGTAAACACAGAGTTGGCTTTTAATAAAATTAAAAAAGAAATTGAAAAATCAAAATTAACTCCAAACGAATGCATAAAAACTGCTGTAGAAAAAAGTTGGAAAGGATTTGAAAGTCAGTGGATAGATAATCTTTCGTTTAGTAATTCTCAAAATCAACAAAAAACAAAACCAAGTTTTGGAACAAACCGAAATTAATATGGAAAATCAAAACAAAATAATCGGAAAAAGAAAATACGAAGCATTAAAAGCTTTAAATTTGGAAGAAATTAACGATGAAACTATTGGTTTTTTTAATATGCAATTTCCTGATTTAACAATTGCTGAAGCTTTAAAAAAAATTGAGGCTTACGAAGAAAAGCATCCAACGGTTTTTGTTGTTGCAAAAAAAGCAACACCTGAAAAAAAACAGGAACCAAAACCTTTCTTGACAAAAGAATTACTTTGGGAGGTATTCAATAGAAAGTATTTTGAATTAAACAAAGTCAAGTATTCAAGAAGCGAAGATAGCATAGAGAACCTTAAGCCATTGGTTTATTATTTCATTGGAGATTTTGAGAATTTTAAAAAATGCAAGAACGTTTCTCCAATTTCTGCTCCAGATAAAAACAAAGGCCTTTTAATTATTGGCGGTTACGGAAACGGGAAAACATCCGTAATGAAAGCAATGGAGGAAAGTATGAAGTTTTCTAATTTCACTTTCAAAACAAAAACTGCAAACGATGTTGTTCTACAATACGAAGCATGCGAAACCAATACTGAAAAAGAGTTGTTTTGGAAGGACATGGTTACCGGTGTTTTAAATTTCGATGATTTACTTACGGAAAGAGAAGCTAATAATTACGGAAAAATCAATATCTTTAAGGATATTCTTGAAAAGAGATACGATGCAAATAAGCGAACCTACGCCACTTGTAACTTTAACGACGAGTTTCCGGACGATGTATCAAAAGGATTGGAACAGTTCGGTTTAAAATACGGAAGCAGAGTCTTTGATAGGTTGTTCTCAATGTTCAATGTTGTAGTATTCAAAGGAGGATCACAAAGGAAATAGAAAAATGGAGGAATTATTAAATGACTTAATAGCTTTTTTTGAAGCTAGAAATACAGGAAATGCAACTAATGACTTGCTAAATAGGTGCAAAAAAGAGAAAATAAATCAATTACTTAAACAATTTAAAAATTAAAATTATGAATATTAAAGAATTTAAGTTAGTAAAGAACAGACAAAGACCTGAATTTTGTTATGCTTATGAAAAATACACAAGCGATAAATCCAAGAAACTTTCGATTTTTACTATGGATGGTGGAAGGTCTTTTTTAGCTTCAATAACATCTAAAAATAATTTAGGTAAAATGGTTGATACTGATTTCTCTGAAACTTTTAATAGTATAGATGAATCTTTAAAAGCGTTGGAAGAAAAAATAAATGAAAAAAATTAATGTTAACCCTTAATAAAGTCCTGGTATAAATTATTAGGCAATTTAGAATTATGAAAAAAGTACTTTTATTATCTTGTTTTTTAGTATTATCAATATCTAGCATGGAAGCGCAGAGATCACGTCAAGGAGATAGTCCTAGCACTCCAAAACCAGAACCTTCTTGTACAAATTTAGGAATTGTTGGATGGACTAGTGTGTTAGGTATTCCTATTCCTATAGTTGGATGTTCTGCTTACGCTTCTATAGATACGGATAAGATTAAAAAAGATGAGTTAAACATAAAAGAGCGCACAAAAATACTAACAGATTTAAAAACAGGTTCGGGTAGTTTAGTTGCTTAATTAAATAGCGGAGTGTAAAATCTCCGCTTGTTTTTTTAAAAATCTACAGTATATGAATAGTTAAATTTAAAACAATGGATAGAAAAAGTGGTTATTATTGGGTAAACATTCATTCTAGTTATGGATGGCAAATTGGGTACTACAGCAGCTTTCTTATGCAATGGAACTTTTTGTGTACAAAAAATGCGTGGACTGACGATTTAGTTATAGAAGTAGATGAAAGGCAAATAACTAGGCTTTAAATTTAATGTTTTATATACTAAGTTAAATATCGCATATCGCAATACGGAATAAATAAGCTAAAACACATGACACATAACGATGAAAACATTTACGAGGTACGGATAAAAGGAAGGTGGAGTGCAGATAAAATTTTGGTTTCCGCAAGGAATTATGCCGAGGCAGAAATAAAAGTTACTGAGCACTTCAGAAACGATACTAAGGTTAAAAGCCTATTCGATGACGAAGGATCGTTAAAAGTAAACAATGACGACGAACTTAAAATTACAGATATATCATTCGTATCAGATTTTTTGATACGGTGAATTAAAAACCAA